CTTCTTCGCCGCTTCGAGCTTCGCGGCCAGGTCGGAAAGACCTCCATCATCCTTGGACAATTGCTCGACCTTGGCGTCGGCCTTCCGCTTGGCTTCAAGCGCCTTGGCCTCGGCCTGCCTGGCCGCATCCAGCTTGGCCTGCGCGGCGTTCACCGCCTCGTCGGCCTTCGTCTTGTCGCCGGTCGCCGAAGCCTGCTGCCTCCTGGCTTCCGTCAGCTCCTTCTCGGCGGCGGCCTTGTCGCTCGCGGCCTTCTTCGCGTCCTCATCGGCCCGGTCGGCCTTCTTCTGCGCGTCACTGATGGCGGTATCCGCCGCATCGGCCTTCTTCTGCGCGTCCGTGGCCTGCCTGTCGGCCGCATCGATATCGGTCTGGGCCTTGTCGGCAGCCTGCTGATGGGAGGCGGATTCGGCCGTGGCCTCGTCCTTCGCGGCCTGTGCGGCCTGCTTGTCGGCTTCGCCCTTGGACTGGTTGTCGGATGCCTGCTGCATGGCCTTGTTGGCGTCGTTGATGGCGTTGGACGCGGCATTCGCGGCCTGCTGCGCGGCGGTGATCTTGTCGGCCGTGCCGGTCGCATCCCGTGCGGCCTGCTGCTGGGCCTTGTTGGCGTCGTCATAATTCTTCTGGGCCTGCTGCTGGTTGTTTGCGGCTGTCTGCTGCTGGGCGGCGGCGGCGTCGAGGTTCTGCTTGGCGGTGTCCAGTGCGGCTGCGGCGGCGTCGGCCTTGGCCTGTGCTTCGGTCACGCCGGTCGGGGATGCCTGTGCGATGGCCTGGTTGGCTTCGGTGGTGCTCTGCTGTGCCTGCTGGATGCTGTCTTGGGCCTGTGTGATTGCCTGATTGGTTTGGTCGCCGGTGGTTGTGGTTTCGTCGGCCATTGCGACTGCCGGAGCGGCAAGGGTTGCCATCACGGCGGTGGTTGCCACTGTGATCTTGGTGATGCCGTGTGTCATGGGGAGTTTCTTCTTTCTCGTGTATGTGTCTTCCTTTTCGGGTTTACCCCGATGTCGGGAGATTACGTGTTTTTGTTTCACAAACATATAGTAACACCTTTTTTTACTAACGCAAATTGTCACTATCATGTGTCTGTGGCAAACCTATATGATGACCCACGGCACGCCGACTGCGACAAAGCGAAAATCCGACAGCCAATATCCCCGTCACGGTGACGCCTGAAACAAAAGCCGCCTTTTTTACGTCCCCCGTGGCATCTCCGGGCAAGGGGGCCTGATCGGGCATGCTGTTGCGCTCCCCCGTGACAAGCAGTCGCAGCGTATTGCCCTGCCCCGTACAGGTGAGGAGCGTGACCTCGTCCTTCCCCTTATGGACACGCAACGATTTCGTGTCGGTAGGAGAGACGATGCGTTTGCTGGTGACTCGATAGGCGAGCGTGTTACCCATGACCTTGATATAGAACGGGTCGCCGTCTTCGAGTTCACCGAGCCGGGTGAACAGGGTCGCGCCTTTCAGATTCGAATGACCGGTGATTACGGCGCGCGTATTCTTGCCACCGATAGGCAGACTGGTGCCCGCCAGATGGCCGGCCGCATGTTCGAGCACATCTTGACCAGCTCCGTGGAGGATGGGCATGTCGACGCTGATCTTCGGAATCAGAATCTCACCCATGGCATCCAACCCATTCACGGACAGTTGACGCCGGTATTCGGCATCGCCCTCGAAATTGCCCTCGGTCTTCCCATCGAACACAGGTTCTCCTATCTGTGGCTGACCGCCTTCATAAAGACGCTGATTATATGCGATGGCAGATTGGATGACGCTTTGACGGGAGGATTCCGGAAACAGCGCGGCCGTCTGGCTGACGGATCGCGCCTGCTCGTCAACGCCGTGGTGCCGCGCACGCCGAGACTGCTGATCTGCGTGCCGTTCAGGATCTGGTCCGTGTACGTGCCGATCTGGTACACGTTGAACGTGTGGCCGGCCAGCGAATTGCCGTCCGCGCCGTTCAGGGTGATGGTCGTCCCGGCCGCCATCGCGGATGGGGCCAGCGCCAGGCCGGCCAGCATGCTCGCGGTCGCGCAGGCCATTGCCGTCACGATCATTGGCATGCGCCGTGTCGTTTGGTTGTCTCTCATTCCAGTGTTTTCCTTTCCTTGTTTGCACGTCCTGTCGAGGACGGGAAGCGACCCCACCGGTAGATGCGGCATGGTTGGCGTCCAACGGGTCGAATCCGGCGACTTTCACCGCGGACGGCCTGTATTTGCCCGGCTTCAGACCGAACTCGCTTATCGGCTTCGGCGTACGGCTGATGGGAATGGTCGTCTTCGTTTCCTTCAACGTACATGCAAAATCGGTTTATTCCAACATTTTTTCGGTATTTACCAAAGTTTTTGAATAAAAAAATAGGGATGCCTTTCGGCATCCCTTGTTGATGTCATGCTATAGGAGCCGGTTTGCAGGAGGGTCCCGCATGGCATCAAGATTCAACGTGGGGTTTGGCGGGATATTTGCATCTCCCTCCAAACCTTCGATGGGGTCAGGCGTTTCGCGGCTGATCGGATGACGCTTCGCTGTCATCGGCTTCCGGGGTCTCGTCCGTGGCCTTGCCCTTCGGCTTGCGGACAGCGACCGTGATTCCCAATGCTCCGCCGATGACGACGAGGATGCCGATGAGCCAGCCGACCCAGCCGATTCCCACGCCGGTGGAGGCGAGCGGGCTCACGCCGTTCGCCGGCGGCTTGGAAGTCGTGCCGTCATTGTTGTTCTGGCTGTTGTTTCCGGCATTGTCATCAGGGTTGATGGTGGCTCCGTCATCGTCCTTGCCTTGGTATTCGAACGTCCATGTGACGGTCGTGCCGTCCTTGGAGGCGGTGAACACCAGCTTCGAGTTGGATGCGGAGATAAGCTTCCAATCGGATGGGACGTTCAAGATCTTCACCTGGGCGCCTTTGGCGACCCTGTAGGTGCCGGATTTCGTCGGGTCGAAGCTCGGGAGCGGTTTCCCGTCAACGGTGGCTACCACGCCCTTCAATGCGTCTGCGCCCGTGGCGGGCTTGTCCGGATCGGTCGTGGAATCGTATGTGAACGTCCACGTGACGACGGTGACGTCGCCCTTCTTGATGTCGTAGGACAGGGTGCCGGGTTTCGCGTCAAGATTCTTATAGCTCGCCCAACCGTCGGGCAGGCCGGAGAGTTTCACCTCCGCGCCGTCGGGAATGGTCCATGTGCCGGTCTTCGTCGGGTTGAACCCGTCGACCGGTTTCCCGTCGGCGGTGGCGGTCACCCCCGCCAGTTCGCTTGGATCGGCCTTGTCCCTGGTGCTCGGCGTGGTGGTTCCGTCATCGTACTTGAACGTCCAGGTGACGGTCACATCATCCTTCGTGCAGGTGAAGGTGAGCGTGCCGGTCTTCGAATCCGCCTTATGGTCGAGCTTCCATCCGTCGGGCACGTCGCCGATCTTCACCTCCGCGCCGTCGGGCACGGTGTATGTGCCGTCCTTCACCGGATTGAAGTCCTTGACGGCGGTGCCATTGGCGGTGGCGGTCACGCCCTTCAGCTCGCCCGGATCGGCTTTGCTGCTCGCATCCTGTGAGGCGGTGTGCAGCGTGTAGGCGACGGTGCCGCCGCTCTTCTTGCCCTTGATCGTGACCCGGTACGCCAAGTCGCCGGAGGTAGACTTGGACTGCGTGATCTTCCCGTCGACGAGCCAGCCGGCGGCGTTCGTGTCAATCTCGAGCGGCGCGCCCATCGGCTTCAGCAGTCCCGTGTTCGAGGTGGGGATCTTGTCCGCGATCGTGTCGAGTGCCGATTCCTTGACTCCGAAATAGTCGGTGGTGGATGGGTCGAACCTGTCGATGCCCAGGGCGGATGCGATCTCGTCCTTGTGATTGTTGAGGAACGCCTTCTCTGCGGTGCTGAACTTGTCGAGCGGATTCGGAGCCGTCGAACGGGCCGAAATCGACGAGGACGGGTTCCCTGATACCTGATCCGCGAAAGCGGTGGGCAACATGATCATGGGGCTTACGGACAGGGCCAGGCCAAGTGCTACGGCGACAATCCGTTTTTGTTTCATCATGTTCTTTCCTTTTCTTGTTTTTTTGCCCGACATTTCATGCCGAGTCAGAGAAACTTAATGGAAGGCTTGCGACCTGATGCGGTCGCAAGCCGTTGCTATTAGAAGCTGCGTCCGCGCTGGCGCCGACGTGCAACGAGTCCGAGAACCGTTCCCATAGCCATCAACACCATCGACAGGAACGCTACGGTTCCGCCGCCGACTCCTGTGGAGGCGAGTCCGAGCGCGTTGTTCCCGTTGCCGCCGAATGGTTTGCGGGTGACGTGCACCTTGTAGGTGGTTTTGACCAGTCCGTCACCTGATGTGACGGTGATGGTAGCGTCGGCGCCTTTCTTTTCGGTGCTGACGGTCATGCCGCTTACCTTGTCGTATTGAGGGGAGACCATCCACTCGTCCGGGTCATTCACGGATGCGGCATATTCATGTTTGGCCGGATCGAATCCGTTGACGGCCGTACCGTCCACGAGGATGCCGGTCAGCTGCGCCTTGTGGGTTGCTGCCGTGATATAGGTGACGGTGTACGTGTGTTGTGCGAACGTGGCTCCGTCTGGGGCGAGCACGTTGACCGTGTACGTGTAGGTCATTCCCTCGTGGGCTACCGTGACTGTTGCGGATTGGCCGTTCTTTGGCGTGTAGGCGAAAGTGCCGCCTTCCGGGATGATGTAAGAATCCTTGTCGGATGTGACGTATTTGCCGGTTTTGTCGGTGTACCCGTGCGATGCGAGCGCGGTGTCCTGTTGGTTGGCCGGGTCGACTGTGGAAGCCTGTTTGGCTGGGTCGGCGGGCTTGAATTCGGTTACCGCGGTTTTCACGGGGCGGGTGACGGTCAGACTGTAGATGCGGCTGGTTCCGGTTGCGGTGTCGGTGACGATCCATTCCTGGCGGGTGGATTGCGCGTTCTGCGTGATGTTGCCGCCTTTGATGGTGACTCCGTCGGGGGCTTCGGGCAGCACATACGGGCTTGGATCCTTCTCCCCCAGTGCGAGCACGTAGTCGAGTCGGTTCGGATTCCAGTTGTCGATGAGCTGGCCCTTCGTGTTCTCGCCGGTCTTGTTCACATACAGTCCGGTGAGTTTCGCGGGGGAATCTGCTTTCAGGTCGGCCGGCTGGAATTTCACGTTAACCGTGTAGTCAGCTCCGTTCACGTTGACCTTGAGTACGCGGGAGGCTCCCTCTCCGAGCGTGAGCGTCGGCTTGGATGCCTGGGCGTCGACACCGTGGGTGAGGCCCAGCGTGTAGCTGTCGCCGACCGCATCGGCCGGTAGGGTCAGCGTGTATTCATGGGTGCTGGGGTTGAATTTCACATTGAAGTCTTTGGCCCCGTCGTATACGGTGGCTTTTCCTGTCGCGTCGGTGCGGGTCACGGTTAGGCCGGTGAAGCTCTTGTCCTGGGCTCGGTCGGCGGTGACATCCACTTCCACCGGCACGGTGACGCTTTTCTTGCTGGCGGCATCCTGGATGGTGACATCGCCTGAAGCGGTGCCGGTCAGACGTACGAACTTGCTGACGGTGTCGCCGGTTCCCTTGTCGACAACCTGCACGTCTTTGCCCCATTTGATGGGCAGTGTGGTCTTGATGCCGGTGAGGGTCACCGTGTCCGTGCTGGGTTTGTTGGATTCGTCCAGTGTCGGACCGGCGTAATCCGCATGGTATTTTCCGCCGTCAACCTTGGTGAGTTCCGTTTCGGTGCCGTCCACGGTCACCGGGGTTCCCGTGGTGTAGGCGAATGGGATGGTCACGTCGAAGGCTGGGGTGTTGGCCGTCTGGTCGGCGGCTTTCTTGTAGACCGCGGTTCCGGACACGTTCAGCTCGCCTAGTTTGTCACCGGATTCCGCAGTTACTTTCGGGTATTCGGGTTTGAGCGTGATGGTGGATGTGCCATCGGTCACGATGATATCGCCGGGATAGGAGGCGATCTTGTCCAAGGTTGCGGTGGCCGTGCCGTTTTTCAGGTCGAGCGTATGCGTGTTGCCGTCGACGCTGGTGGTCCATTCGGCTGCCGTGTCATCGACGATCTCGTAATCGGAGATGGTCAACGTGAACTTGGGCGCGGAATCGGCGGCGCTGGTGTAGACGACGCTTCCGGTGATTTTCCCGTTCGTATCAGGTTTCTGGCTGGTGGTCAGAATGTTCTGGGATTTGTCTGTGCCGGACACGACCACCTGGTTCTGGAACTTGCCTTTGACGGTGGCGACGGTCGCCGCGTAATCGCCGTTGGCGTCCTTTTCGAGGGTGACGGGCGTTCCCGCCACGGTGGTCGTGTATTCGGTGTCCTTGGCGGTCTGAGTTTCACTGCTGCCGTTGTTCCCGTTTGCGGTGTTTTCGTCGGCGGTGGCCGTCATGACTCCGGGCCCCGCCATGCCGAGGGTCAATGCCGCTACGGTGGCGATGGTGCCCGCGTTGCGCAGACCGCTGCTGTTACGTTTGGCCATTTTCGAGGGTTCTCCTTGCCTGAGTTTTCTCAAACAGTTTCCACTGTAACCTCAGGGTTTGTAATTAACCGGTTTTTTATTGAAAATAACCGTTTTTCTTCCGTTGCCGCATGGCCCGGCATCGACGGCAACGGAAGCGAATTCAGCCGACCGTCGCATCGTCCGCGGCCCAACCCATCAGCTTCAAAGCGTCAGACACGTGGCTTCCGGCGCATTCGAGATCCTTGAACGTCTGACGTACGAGCTCCCGGATCTGCGGGTCGTCGAAATGCTGGCAGTCCAGCATGGTGCGTGCCAGTTCCGACGTGTTCATCGCATAATCATGCACCAATCCCAGCATGTCTCGCTTCTGGTCCTCAGTCAGCTGCTCGTCTTCCAGGTCCGGTTCGCCGTAGTCGAATTCGTCCACTTCGCCTGGTGCGTACTGGAATCCGACCGGAGGTGTCGGCATGTCCGGTTCATGCCCTTCGCGTTGCCTGTTCAGCCATGCGTTCCAGAACGCCTCCCCTTCCTCGCGCGTCACGTTTTCGGGAAGGTTGTCCAAGAAGGTGTCTCGGATTGTTTGTGTGGTGATGTCTGCCATTTGTTTTTTCTCCAATCGGTTTTTCTGATGGCGTTTTTTTGATTCGATGTTCTTGCGATGGCCGGGGGCTATTCCGCCCGATGCGGCCGAGCCGAGAGTCCGCCGATGATGCTTTGGACGACGGTCGCGACCGGGGCCGGATCGCGTGGATTGGGGTTTCCCCCCGGCCGTGTCTGCGGCAGGCTTTTCGTCGCCCCGTCCCTCGGGCCGCCCAGCATCGGGTGACGGGACAATTCCAACGCACGCTGCACCGCCTGCGTGGCGGGGCGGCCACGGCCCAATGATTTGAGCAGAGAGCGTCGGAACTGCCACATCTCGTCGGGGTCGGAAATCTGGTTCTCCTCCATCAGCCGGGTGATGGTCGCCTCCGATGGCATCGACTGTCGTCGTTTCCTTCTCACGGCGAGGTTGATGTCGCCGACGGTCATCCATTCGCCGTGAGGATGCAATGCGTAGAATTCCCGGACTGCGGCGTTGGCCTCGTCGAACGACACCGATCTGGCCAGCTCCTCGTAGAAGCATTGGGCTTGAGCGTCGCTGATTGGCGCGTTGCCGTGATGCACGTTGATGCGGCGCAGCACCTGCAGAGCTTCGTTAAAGTTCATCGAATTCCTCCTCTCGCGGATGGGCTTCATCCCAGGCGGCGGCCCGCGCCTGTAGTTCCTCGTTATGCATGTCGTTCAGCACGCTCTTCGGCAGCCTGCCGTTCACCGGTAGGTTCTCCGGGTGTAGCGCGATGTTGTTGGGGTCGCGCCCCATTTTCAGGTTTTGAATGTCCCGTTCGAGCCAACGCCTGTAGGTGATATCCCAGTTGGCGCTGCGGTATTCGGGTTTCTCCTGCGTGTAGTAGGCGACGAACAGGGTGACTTCGCGGATCAGGTTGACCCCCGCCTTGGCCGTGGCGATGCGCAGCTCGGGCGAGGGCTTCCAGTCGGGAGCCAATGCGGTCTGACGGCTTGCGGGCTTCTTCTCTTTTTTCGGAACTTTTCTCTTCTTCGAAGAAACCGCGGAAGGTTTCTTCTGAACCGGAGAGGTTTCCTCGACCCTGCTGGAACTCCGAGAAGCTTCGAAAGAAGCATTCTCGTTTTCAAGCTCTGAGGCGGACTTGTCCGCCGATTTTTCGTTTTTCTCCGATTCCGGATTTTGAGGGGATAGAGAGGAGTAAATATCCTCTGTTCCCCTGTTCCCCTGTTCCCCTGTTCCCCTGTTCCGGGCGTGGAAATCTCGATGGGGTCTCGCGACACTCTCGCGACAGTCTCGCGAATCTGGGTCTGAACCGTTGGAATCATTGGGTTCTGCCATCTTATGAGACGGATATCTCGGCTTGCCTGGCTTATCGATTCTCTGGTGCCTTGACCATGTCGCAATCTCCAGATATGGGGTGCCGTCGAACTCGTAGCGATATATCAATCCAGCTTCAGAAAGACTCGCGAGGGCTCGCGACACTCTCGCGACAGTCTCGCGAGGATCTTTGATGAGATCAGCCGCGAACAGGTCTCCGATGATGTCGTAGTCGATATCCTTGCCTACCCCGTTATCATCCACGTAACTCCATAGACCTATGAAAACCAGTCTGGCGTCCCAATTGAGATCCGCTATATCCCGGCTGCGCCAGAACTCCGGCTTGATGCTCCTGATGCGCATGGCTCTCTTTTCTTCCGAAGAACCCGGTCAGACGGTCTTGGATAGGGGAACGTTCTTGTTCATCTCGGCGAGGGCTCTTGCATAATCGCAGAGGCCGAACATGTCCGTTAGCCCCAGTGCCTTGCCTACGATGTCGAGTTCGTTGCTGTCCCATATGGTGTGCTGGTTGAGTCTGCGGCCCGTTGCCTCTCGCGTGGTTCCTAGATCTTTGGCGAGTTGTTTCACCTGGTAGTTCTGGGTTGCCATGCGAGCAAGAATCGCTTGGGAGATGATTTCGTTTGATGACATGCGATAAAAAACCTTTCGTATCTCATGGGAGATATTAGGGGTTGATTGGGATAATGTCAATCTCTATGGAGATACGGCGTGTTTTATAGCATGAAAAAAGTTCTCTCAAGAGATAGAATGACAACATGGTACGGAATGACAGACTTAAGAAGACCGGGGAAAGCACCAAGCTCATAGCGGAGTTCGTTGAAGAACGTCGGCGGGCAAAGAGTCTGACCCAAAAGCAGATTGCTTCGGCCTTGGGCGAGAAGACGAGCCAATCCTACGTATCCGTCCGATTGCGCGGAAAAGCTGCATGGACGATGGATGACCTTGATGCCATTGCACCTCTCATTGATTTTGACAATGCCATCGAATTGATCGGAAACCTAGCCCGAAAACGAGCTGCCGAGGAAAACGGGCCCGGGCTGCTTGCCCGTCAGTTCGTAGCCATCATGGATGGGGACAACGTCGTTCAGATTATTGATGGGCCATCCTCTTCCATTCCGGTCTCCGGACTTCCCCATGACACATCAGTCGATACGGGCGTTACCTCCGATAAGAGAGGCACGGGTCCTGTTCCTCGTGCACGTTCGGTTAAACCCTCGTCTCTATCCGATGAAGAGCGTAAGCGGATCGTTTTGGAGAAACTACGTAGGGGCGACGTGTCCCTAGCGGCGAACAAGGATCCGCATAAGCTCGCGGAAATGGAAGGCGGTGACGGCCGCTAGTGACGACTGCTTGCCCCCGTTCTGTCAGAGTATCCTCTTCTCGAACCGATTCGATAGGAGGATATTCAACCGTGCTGACGGCCGCACCATTCGACCGCCACATGCCCATCAACCGTGGCATGACCTATGAACAGATGCTCGATGCCGTGGAAACCCAGCCAGTCCACGTCATCGAAGCTACGCTTGATGATGACACTTCAGGCCTCTACTGTGAGGCTGTCCAGACCATAATCATCGACGAGCACATGACCGACGTGCAGAAACGATGCTCTCTCACCCATGAATTGTTCCACTGGCTGCACGCCGATGATTCGCATGCGGAATACGGGAAAAGCCATGCCGAATGGCGTGTGCGCCGTGAAACCGCCATGTTTCTGATCAACCCGGCGGACTATGTGCAGGCCGAACGGGAATATGATGGCGAGATCTATCAGATGTCCTGTGAGATGGATGTCACGGTATTCCTTTTGGAGGACTACCGTCGGATTTTGGAATATAGCCAGCCATTGCATAGCTGAGGAGAGATAAATCATGGGACATCTGGACCCGTTCCTGCAAGACCTCAATGGTATCGGAATCATCGCCATGATGGTAGGCATCAGTGCAGTGATAGTCCGCGTGGTTTTCTGCAAGACCATGCGGGACAGAATCTATACGGGCGTGGGGGGATTAATATCCGCGATCGTCATGTCGCTGGGTATTGATTATGCGATACGGCCATTCGCCGGTACTGGTGAATCGACTGCGACGAATGGACTGGGGTTCGTCCAGCTCATGATAGGTGTGGTTATCGCGCTTATCGGAGGTGCCGTTTTGCGCGGCATCCTGAGTCTTGACGATGGCGAACCACAGCCGACAAGCAATTCCCTCATTATGGACACGCAGACGGAGCTGAACCGTCTTGCACCCCGATACGGGCTGGTGGCCGCCATGAGCAACGAGGACTCCTATTATGGCTGGTTCGTGATAGACCACGACAACGGCGGCTCCCCCGACCCGTTGTATGAGGCCAGTCTCAACGCGAACCTGCAACAGGAACGCCAGCTCGGGAAACTGTACGGCGATCCGGGTTCCGGCTTGGACTATTCCGCTTTCGGAAACACGGCCGTACAGGCCGGCCAGCAGGGCGAATCCGCATTGGCCAGAATCATCGCCTACATGCGGCTCAACGTCATCTCCTTCTGGTCCCTGTACGGGCTCAACGAGAACCGCCAGCCCATCAACGCGGACATCGACTGCGTGCTGGTCGGCATAGACCCGCAACAGCAGGTGCATGCCTGGTTCGTGGACGCGAAGAACTACAAGGGCGGCAGCGACACCAAATACGTGAACCTGGATCCACGAAACCTGGTGCGCATGAGCATCAGCCGTCGAGCCCTCATCAAAGGCTCGGACGGAACACCCGTGGTCAAGATGAGCGAGAACATGGCAACCCAACGCGATAATTGGGCGTCCACGCTCGAAACCTATCACGTGGCAGCCCAATGGATGGTCTGCATGGTACCGGGCGGACATAACGGCAACCCGGATGTCAGCGAAGCCGTCTGGCCGGGCAATGTTCGTGTCGTGACGCCTGGACAGTTGGTTGCGGAAATCCAATCCCTGAGCCTGCTGCCGGTGGACAATATTCCGCCACGTGTCGTCAGACTGTTCACCTCGGCAGTCAAACAACAGGCTCCTGCGCCAGCAGCGCCGGTGACGAACACTGTGCCGATGCCTGTGACCTCACCCGTTCCAGCCCCTATCCCCCAGCCGGCAATAACGAACAACTGCCCCAAATGCGGTCAGCCATTGAACGGACAAACCAACTTCTGCCCCAACTGTGGCACACCGCTCAACGCCTAATCAGGCGGTCAGGCTCAGTGTCGCGGGCACCCATGTCCACATGCTTTGCGGCCTACCCGCTCGACCCGCCCAAGAAGGTCGGACGGAACTTCGGCCTGGAATACGAGACGGAGGCCTACAGGTGGCTCGACGAGGAGCGCTACCTCGTCACACTCCACAACAAAGGCATCAGGCAATGGGTCCACCCATCGCAGCGAGGCGCAAACACCATGCCCACATTCAGGGAATACTCCAAGGACTACTTCGACAAATACCGCAAACCGGACGGCAGCAAGCTATCCGGCCGGTCCAACCGATGCAACGGAATCGTACTGCGTCGGCTCAACGAGGCGTTCGGCGACACACCGCTCGACCGCATCACCCGGCAAATGGTAGACGAATGGTATGCAAACGCCAGAGACACGTTGACGGCATGGACGTTCGAACAGGCGGCGCGAACACTCAAACGAATCATGCTCGCCGCCGCGAACGAACAGGCGGATGGCACCCCGCCGCTCATCCCCGCGAGCCCGTGCCGGTACCGCGTCGTCAAACCGCAATCCAAACGACGTGACCAACCGCCGGTCACCGCCGACGAGATCAACAGGCTGGCCGAGCTCTTCCCCGACTACCAGCGGCTCGCGCTCTGGCTCTCCCTTCTGGTAGGCGGACTGCGCCTCGGCGAGGTATGCGCACTGCAACTCAGGGACATCGACCTGGAGAACCTGCAACTCCACGTCCGCCACTCCGTCAACCGCGGCCCCGACGACAGGGGCAAATACCAATTATGCGAGCCCAAGACCAAAAGCAGCAAAAGGGTCGTGCCCATCCCGAAACCACTCGCCCCGCTCATCGAGGCCCATATCAGCCGGTTCTGCAAGGACCGCAAGCCCGACACCATGCTGTTTCACTCGCCTATGCTGGACGATTGGCTGCTCCCGCCCACGACCATCGAACGGACATTCCGTATGGCCCGTGAAAAGATCGGACGCCCCGACATCACCTTCCACTCGTTGCGCGCCACGCACGCCACCATGCTCGTCCTCGAGGGCGGGACCATGCGCGAGACGATGGACGACCTCGGACACACCAGCCTCACCGTCGCGGTGGACAGCTACCAACGGGTCGTCAGAGAACACCACCGCGATACCGTGGAACTCCTCGCCTACCGGTACATGCCATCGAACGATCCGACCGTAATCCGCACGGTCATCGATCAGAAGGAACGCCAGATCGACAAGCTCCGGGACGAAGTGGAAAGACTCAGGAAGATCCTGCTGGAACGGGATACCGGAATACCGACGGACCCGGACACCGTTTTACCGAAAAACCAAAACCGGTAAAGACCGGCATCAAACGGAACAGCCTCACACGTCTAAGTGTTGCAACAAGTACAGCGGCAACGCTTAAACACGTGAGGCAGCCACGGTCGAAGCGCGAGGCAATGCCTTCAACCGACTGGATACCGCGATACCGGAACCGGTAAATACCGAAAAACCGAGATAACGAAACCGGTTTTCAGCCCTCGGAATCCATTACCGTACGATCCTTGCCGAAGAGATGGTCGAACAGCTTCTCCCCGGCCTCCTCCCGGTCGTACACACCGCTCTCGTACATGTCCAGGATGAAGTCGGTCCTGGCGAACCTCGCCCTCACATCATCGGGGAAGCGGCAGCGCGTCCCCGGCGGTCACGCTCATGGTCACATCATGGAACCGCACCTCGCTCACGCCGGACGCTTCGACGCCGGCAGGATCCAGGAGCATCACCCACCGGTCGTCGTCACCTTTCGGGTCCGGGCCAGCGATGCGCGCCCACACGCTTCCGTCGTCCATGGTCCGGGCCTCGCCCGACTCGGGTTCGCCGTGATGGCTGAAACTCACCCATCTGGTCACGCCCATGTAACCGGTCTGTTCATCATCCATGGTTCCTCTCCTAGCCGATCTGTCCGAGAATCTGTCTGAACTCGTCGATGGCATAGGCTCCGGTTCCTTCTAGCGGATCGTGTGCGAACACCATGAAGTAGCGGTATGCGCCGCCGGCCGCGTTGGCCCAGATGTTGCCGAGTTCCAGCTTGTCGCGGCTGTCGTCGTTCTTCAGCATCTCGCCCTTGGTTTCGATGGCGAGGATCTTTCCCTGCCTGGTCATCGCCAAGAAGTCGGGATAATGGTTGATGAACCCGTTGATGGAGAACTCCCCGTGTCGTTTTTCCGTGACGCGATGCCACCAGAGGATGCCGTCGGTGTTGGCGAGCATGTCGGCCATGTCGCGTTCCAGGTTGTTCATGCTGTCTTCCTCCGCCTCGTACAGGGAGTTGGGAAGGGAATCGAACGGTTTCCTAAGAGTGAATGATGCCGGCAGCTCATAGCATGGATCAAGATAGACAGTGCCGGTGTCCCTGAGCCTGTTGAATTCGTCTCGTTTGAACTTTGCCGCCTGGCGGTCCACCTCGTCGCTGACGATGCGGGCGTATGCCCCCAGATTGTCGTATGCGTCGTTCAACTGCTCGTTGTCCATGTCTTCGACGACGTTCCGCAGAAGTCTTCTTAGTTCGCCGTCGCCGTACAGTCTCCGCGCCTGGATTCTCGTCTCGTTGAGCAGACCGTCTCGTATTGTCTTGCGTTTGTTGTCCGTCGCATCCTTCGCGAACAATGCCCGTGTCATCGCCATCTGGTCCGTGCTCATCCATTTGACGCGCACATGGGAATCACTGTCCACGTCGATCTGTTTCGCGTCGCGGATGGCCTGCGGGCTGAAATGGATTCCCTGGGTGGAGCACTTGCCCGCATGGAAGTTCTCAAGCAGCGACGCCGAGTCGAGCTCCGCGACATCTCCGTCATCGAGTTCCGCGAAGAGGTTGCTGCCGGAGGATTGCTGTCTGATCATGAAACGCGGCAGTCTCAATCCCTTGACGCTTTCTTCGACGGCGTTCCTTATCGAATAACGCATGGCGTCTTCCTCCCCCAGTCCCGAGTCCTCCTCGTCAAACGCATGGTCACCGGTTTCCTCGACCTGCTGCTCGAAATCCTCTTCGGCCTTTGTGGATTCGGCGATGATCTGGTCGACACGGCCTGCCGGCTCGTTGATTTCGGTGTCTGTTTCCGGCAGGGATGAGGCCACGTCGGTGAATACCATTCCGTTCAGGTCGTCATGCTCATGGCCGGCATCCGGTTCGGAATCATCATCGTGAGTGTCGGCCAGTTCGTCCTGGATGTGTCGGACGTCGTTGGTCTCCTCTGCCTTTTGGCTTGTCACGACGTCGTTCCTGGAGAATCCCGCGCCGTTCAGACCGGCGACGACCTGGTCTATGGTCTCGTTGAAGTCGGCCGACGACGTGAGCACGTAGGAGATGTTCAACGCGCGCGTCTTCGCCCTGACCGCGTATGGTTGGCGGAGTACGCGGCCGACTATCTGCTCGACGTTGGTCTTCGACTGCTTGTTCGCGACGGTTGCCAGGACATAGGCGAACGGGCAGTCCCAGCCCTCGCTCAGCGCCTCTACCGTGATGATGAACCGTATCGGACATTCCTCGGACATGAGATCCACGTCCTTGAGCTCGTCCACGTCGCCGGTGCGTATCGCTATCTGCTCGTCGGGGATGCCGGCGTCGACGATCTTCTCTTTGAGCTTGCGGAAGGTCTCGGCGTCATCGTTTCCCTTGCGTTCCGCTTGGAACAGGACGATGGGGCGAATGTAGCGTCCCGTCTTCTCCCGTTCCCTGCCGGCGATGAGCTCCAGTCGTCGTTGGAGCAGTATGGCGTCCTCCACCACCTCGCGCTTGCCGTCGCGGCGGTAGACGATGACGGGAAGTTTGACCATCTGCTCCTTCTTGAGCTCGAGGGCCGTTACTCTGGCGATCACGTTCGATTTGGATGATGGTGTGGCGGTCAGTTCGAGAACGAACCGGGGATTGAGGTTGCGCAGCACCCCCAGGGACAGGTCGGATTTCGCGTGATGGGACTCGTCCACCACGACTATCGGGTTCAGGCCGGCAAGCGCGCTGATCAGAGCGGTGTCGTCGGCGCCCTCTACGTCGACCGCCATGCCCGACGCCTTCTGGTAGCTGGTCAGCTGCATGAGGGCGGAATTCTCCTGATATGCCTTGCGGCCCTCCTTGTTCTTGAACGAGTCGTAGGACAGCACGAAGATGGTCAACTGATCGTTCACGGAAGAGACGTCAAGACCGCGGCCGGCAAGTCCCTGTTCCTTGTCGAGCACTTCGACCCTGTGGGAGAAGTCGCGGTCTATGGCGATGCGGAGGTCATCGGCGGAATCGCGCAATTTCCCGATGGTCTGGCGCAGGATCTCCTTACGCGGCACAAGCCACACCACGGCCCTGGCCTGCACCGGAGGAAGATTGTCATCCAGCACCTTGAGCGCGTTCGCGGCGATGAACGTCTTTCCGCCGCCCGTGGGCACTTTGACGCACACCTTCGGCACTGTCCCGAGGTCCGCGGAATAACTACGGACCTGTCCCTCACCGATATGGAGATCGCGCCGGTTTAGATATTCTTCATAGGCTTCTAGGCCATTACCGTTGGCGGAATCGACGAGTCTGGCGTAGTCGCGCACGCAATCCAGGACACGCCTCTGGTATTTCTTAAGCTCCATGATCAAACCCTCGCGATCTGTCGTGGAATCTGCTTGAACACCACGTTCAATTCGTTCAACTTGTCGTCGTCAATCACGCACCGGTCCGCGTATATGACCGTAGGCGTGCCGCGTCTAGGCAGCTGTCTCAGCAGTCCAGGCCCCAACGTGGTCTCCCCGTCGGGCTCATACGCGAGATAGTAGACCGTCTCCCCCAGCACTCCGAGCAGGTAGGGATGCTCGGCGGTCATGTCGGCATACGGGGCCTTGGTCTCCGAATACCAGATATACCTGCGGATCTCGGCCTCGGACACGTCAGCATTGAGACCGCCGTCGGCGTCGAACATCACAGGGCCGAGCTCGTAGTAGGAGAAACCGGAATCGATCTTTTCATGATTACCGTAGCCACCGATTACTTTGCGGCTGCGCTCGGCAGTAATTGAGTCTGCATAATCATTCATTTCGACGAGAATGAAACGACGACTGCCCCCGTCTTCCTCGTTTTTTTGCAAAACGGCCTGAGCAGTCGTTCCAGAACCGGCGAAAGAGTCAAGAACAATGGAGTTCTTTGAAGTCGCATGCTCAAGAACGCGTTTAATCAAAAGCGAGGGTTTCGGATAATCGAAGACTTTCGCTCCTAGAATCTCTTTGATTTCATTACCACCCATATCAGTATTGCCTGCGTATTCATGAGACCAGAAGTTAATCGGCGTAAGTCCTCTCGCTTCGGAGAGATAAAGCTTGAGACGGGGATATTTGGCCTTGCCATCCAGTCCCCACCAGAAACGTCCTTCAGCCTGATATTTCTCGCAGTTCTCCTTGCTTTGCTTCCAAGCATGGGTCGGATGAGCGACCCGTCGTCCATCAGGGGCTTCTATCTCATAGACCAAACCAGGTCTGGCTTCTTTTGTGGCAGGGTTTACAAAGGATGAGGTAGTCCAAGGCCCTTTTGGATCATTATCTGGATTGGTGTAGCCTCTATCCGTCTGCTCGTTGCGTGGAAGAAGATTTACGACGAATTCCGAACTCCGGGAATAAACAAGGATGTGTTCCGTCACATTTGTGAAGTCCACAGTATTGTTGCTTCTCGTATAACGCTTTTGCCATATGACATCGGATTGAAAGTTCGAAGATCCGAATATCTCGTCGCAGACAAGCTTCAGATAAGCATATTCATTATCGTCGATGCTGATAAAGATGGCCCCGGACTGGCTCAATAATTTCTTTAGCAGCTGGAGTCTGGGGTACATCATGCACAGCCACTTGTCATGGCGTGAGAAGTCCTCGCCCTCTTTGCCGACCACTTCGCCGAGCCATTTCCTGATTCGCGGATCGTTCACGTTGTCGTTGTAGACCCATCCCTCGTTGCCGGTGTTGTATGGCGGATCGATGTAGATGCAATCCACCTTCCCCTCGTACTCGGGCAGCAGCGCCTTGAGCGCCTCGAGATTGTCCCCGTGGATGATCATGTTGCCGCAATCGGATCCATGCGAATCCAAAACGCTCTTTTCAGGGATGCGTTCGAGTACACGGTACGGCACTTGACGGTGGTATGCGACCACCTTGCTCTTTCCCATCCACTCCAAAGTCGGCATGACCCGTTCTCCTCGCTACATCAAATCGATATATCCAAAGTATAGGCTTTCGGACTAATGGCTCATATGGCGCCCAGGACCTTCGCGATCAATCCCGGCACTCTTGCCATCCCCTTCGCGTATTCCATCGGGGAAAAACGCGAAGGGGTTTTTCTTTGTTTGCAGTCATCTTTCTCCTGTTCTCATGATCACGATCATGCTGGGGAATGGCGCCGCTTCACCGGCCTGACCATTCACCTCATATTTCAAACGTCCGGGCAGAAACCGGACTTCCGCACGGTGCAGGATATGGTTCTGGAACCAGCGGGTGTCAGTGCGTGCGGGAACCAATAGGACTACGAGAGTGTCAGGTTTGCTGGCTTCTTGTGAGGCTTTGCGTATCCAATCACCGATGTTCCGCCCGTAGGGAGGATTGCAGAAAACCGTCTCTCCCTCCCATGAGTGTTCTAGGCCACTGTTTTCGACTGTGTAGTGGTGTTCGCATTTTGCGTTCTGGTCGTTTGAGGCGGCATCGAGAGTGAAGTGGAATTCCTCGTCCAGCTGGTCGAACAAGGATTGCGGGGTCTCCCAATCGTCCTTGTTCGAGGTCATCGCAGCCGCACCCGCCTTGTAGAAGTTGCTTGCCATTACAATTTGCTCTTTTCGTTAAGGATTGATGGTTTGGTATCCAGTTGGGCGGATTCGAATTTTTCCGCAGCTTCTCTCTGAGAGGGAAACGAGTATCTGGTGCGGGTTTTGCAGTATGGGCAGCCGACCCGCCACCATGTTTTCGTATGAGTGATCGGGCTGACGGCTTTCCGATATTCGCCTTTCATCCCGCAGTTAGGGCATAGTAGCGTCGTGTCGAACACGTCAACGTATTTGTCGCCCATGCGATCCAATGTCCGTTGCATGGCCAGGGTGTCCACGAGCTTCGAGTCGAAGCCGAGCCTTTTGACCTGCTCCGCGCTCCAATGTGCTAGGTACCGGAGGATCTGCTGTTCGATACCGTATTGCGAATAGTGGTAACGTTTGCCGGTTTTCAGTTCGATGAAATCGTCTTCGTGGGCGAAGTCTCCGGCGCAGAACCGTTCGACGGCTTCCTCTCTGCTTTTGCTGGGGAAAATATTGCAGGCGATGCACCGTTGGTTCGAACAGGAGCAGAAGTACGGGTGGCACCAGAAGCCGTCCATTTGTCCGTCACGTTCGCCACCGTGTATGAACCCGAGGGGAAGGAACGTGTCGCAGTCATGCGGTTCCGCATGACCAGTGGAGCAAAGCGGGCACGGATACTGTTTGCGCATTATCTTCGCTTCGGCTTTCCTCATGCTACGTTCCGCGGCATCCACCGCATCCTGCTCCGCCAGACGTTTGGCGATAGGCTCGTTGATCTGGCGAACGATATCGACGGGTAAACCGGTCTGCTTGGCGACGGATTCCACCGTGGAACGACGCGACTGGAGCAGGTCGGCTGCTCGTTCGGCTCGACTATGATATCGGGGCATGATCAGACTGGGTCTTTTGCAAGGCGCACGGCGACTGCGATGATTGCGGCCAGCATGATGCTGAGGCTGATAAGGATTGGATGTTTCAAGATTCTTTCCTTTTGCTAGTTTTCAAGAATGATTTGCGTGCCACTGAAGAATGCGAGACGGTCTGCTTCACGGATTTTCTTCGGATCGGTCACATCACGCATGAACTGTTCCCTGAAGCGCCGGTATTCGGCATCGTATCCGGAACCAGTGTTCTTCTTCTTTTGTGCCGGTTTCTGTTTCGGTGTCGGCCGACCTTTCTTGGAGGAGAGTCGTTCTCGGCGTCGCTTGTCTGCTTCGACCACACGGTTGATCTGTCTGGCACAGGAGACAACCGTTTTCCTGTCACCTACCAGATGAGCGGATACGGCTTTACGCCGCAGTCGTCCGATATTCCGGCAAGCGTCAGCCGACAGTCCCGGCAACAGTTCGAACTCGTTTAGATACAGGATTCCACCCAGCAGAGTGAAAGGTGCAATGCTCTCATTGGCTTCCGGCATCAGCATCTTCCTCCTCTTCAAGTCCAGTCAGCACTCCTGCATAGGCGTCTTCGATTTGCTGGCACCACTGTTCCATCGTCGTATCCAAGGAAATGAACATGGTCGGAGTGAACCCGCCGGTCATGTATTCATCAACGACTCGTCCCGCCAGGTCAAGGTCATACAGTTTGATTTCACCGATCAGCCTATTGTCCCGGAAGAAAGCCAAACGTCGTTGCGAATATTCCACCACACTCATGCCGCTGATAGCCCAGCCGTTCAACCCGTTACAGGAACAGGCCAGAGTGTGTTCGTTCTCCTCGACGATCTTCCAATCATCCTTTTCGACGATTGTTTTTAATGGTTCGTAGAATTTGCTCAAATTTTTTTCCTTAATGACATTCCGGGCACAGCCACTCGTCTGTGGCGCAGTCCCATCCGTTTTCAATGAGTTCGTCATGGTTTCCCATTGCTGTTTTCCCGCATTTGCTGCAGGTCAGATGCCAGTGTTGCGGACAGTAGTGGTTTTCGTCTCCATCCAATTGCCATCCGTCGGAACTGGCGTCATCGTCTGCGTCGTCTTTGTTTGTGTAATAAGCGCTGCCGTCTTCGGGGTCGTATTGTTCATCGCATTCGTCGCAGTGGATTGCGACGAATTTCTTCTCGTTGAAACTCATAGCGTCCCCTGTTCTTGCGTCATGTCTCGGATGGCGTCCTCGAGCAGGCTTCTCGCGGCCTTGCATCCTTGAATGTATGCGCGGGATGGTTCCGTTCGGGCGTGGGCGTCGCTTGCATGTTCGAGTTTGAGTTCGCTGGAGATTCGTTTCCCTGCTTCGGTTTCCGTTTTGGCCAGCAGTTGGCGATCATGCTCGGTAAGCCAGGCGTCAAACAGTTCGGCTACGTTGGAGAATTGCGGGTTTGCCGACAGTGAATAGAAGTCCTCCGCGCCGTTTATGAAAATTTTCTTGGCTTCGCTGTCCGTCAACGGTTGGTTCACGCTCAATTGTTTTCCTCTCTTTGATGATGCTTGTCTGAGGCTGTTACTTCCAAGGCCTGCATCCTTCAAGGCATTCAATGCTTCCTGCTGCAGGTCGATTTTCTCGGACACGATTAGGCTTCTTCTTCGATGTGGGCTGATGGATGCGAATCCGTTTGAATCAATGCGAATTCGAGTTCCACGCCAGGGTTGCGTCGCAGATAGGATTGCACGGATTCCACTCCGGCGACGATGCACGCGGCCTCACCACGTCGAACATCATGGCGCCCGTTCTGGTTGGCGATACCGGTCGCATACTCGTGAAGCCGAGTCAGCACGTCAACGTCAACGGGGGTTGTTCTGGTGTCCTTGCTGTAGTCCGTGTGTTGCCGGATCCAATCCAACAACGTCCAGTTGTCTCCCCATAGCATCAACGTTCCGGGATTTGGGTAAGCGTCATCGCCGGTGCCTTTGATCCGAATGATTTGTTTGAAGTTTCGTACTGGTTCACTCATTGTTTTCTGGTTTCTTGATTCCGGTCACGGCTTGCACGGTGACGTATCCGTCCGTGTCGAAGTAGTCGACCATGGCGTTGTTGTTCTGATACGTGTACTGGTCGCCGACCTGCTGGCAGAGTTTCTTTGCGTTGCGGACTTTTGGAGTTTCGATGACGCAGGCTTGCTCTTCTACGGTCAGCTGTTCGTTGTTCTGGATTTTCTGGTTGATTCGCCGTGCTGTTTCATCCCATTCGTCGGAGGAGGCGCTTCCTCCATGAGCTTCGATGATTCCTCGTCCGGCCCTGTGTTCCGGACCGATGATCCGGTCTTCGGAATCCGCAGCCATATATTCGGCGTGGGTCGGCACGTATGTGGAGGATTCGCCTTCCGGCAGTTGGATGGTGAATCGGGCTCTCCAACTTGCGGAACCTGTACTTGTTCGGACTCCGATCTTCCAATCTTTTGGAAGTTGACCGTTCTTCTGCAATGCTTTGATGTCCGCGCGCATGAGTTTCGCGTTTTCCGCCGGACTGCGACTGGCATCGTATTTGCCGCCGGTGATGGCGGTGGATCCCATGTAGCCTTCCGACTTCACGGAGGGCTTGATGATCGGCTCATCAACGGTCGCCGAGCTTTTCGCTAACAATTTGGAGGCACGCTGAATCATGTCGTTGGAGGGAAATCCCGCATTCTTGTTCTCGTTGGCGAATGTGCCATCGCTGTTTCTGAGCTGTTGTTTCGCTTGCACTGACTTAATGGACATGTTTTCGTTCTTTCTATTCAGATGACGGGATTCGCGGGAACGCTCGTTGGATTGCCTGCTGCGACATACTGCCCATAGTCCGGGTCGTCTTTGTAGAGTGTCCAGTCTCCGCTGCCGTCATCGTGGTAGGTCATGTGTGATTTCACGCCTTGTTCGATGAGACATCCATGGGAGCAGGTGTTGAGACGGTTTTGTTCGGGTAGTTTCATATAGCCGTCGAGGCTGTTGCGGTCTGCTTCGGGACGGAGCACGAAGTCTCCTATTCCGTTTTGGATGTCTTGGATGCTTGTGTTGGCTGCGTGGCTCATTGGTGGGTCTTCCTTCAATTCTCTATGTGGATATACTCAGTATAACAGGCATATATCGTAAAAGAAAATCCCAATGAAAGATATTCACGGTTTAAGGCAGGCGCCTGGTGCCGAGAAAGCCGAACCGACGTCCGCAGATTCTCCAGCCTGATTTGCAGTTGTTGTGTTTGCGGTCGAATGCGGCTATAATGTATTTTACATATTATGATTAGAGGTGTTTGGTATGCGCACGTATCTTCGGAGGGCCGAGGCGGCGAACCGTCTGCACATATCGACCACCGCGTTCAAAACGCTCGTAGCCGAGGGGAAAATCAAATACGAGCTGTCGCCCGGCGGGCAGAAGGTGTATGACCCGAAGGAAATCGACCGTTTCGCCGCCCGCGTTCAGGGTAGGGAGCCGGCGGAAGGCGTTCTCGTGTTCTACGTGCGGGACAGCGAGGGCAACACGACGCGAATGAGAAATCAGGAGGAGCGGCTAGAGAAGGCGTATGGCGCTCCGTCAAAAGTGTACCGCGACCGCGCCTCCGGATTGAATGAGAATCGCAAGGGACTGGCACGACTGCTTGACGACGCGGAGGAGGGACGTTTCGACCGGGTGGCCGTCACCGCCAAAGACAGGCTGAGCAGGTTCGGCGCATCTTATCTGCAACGGCATCTCGCGTTCCTCGGCATCGACCTGATTGTGTTGGACGGGGAACGGGAGAGGGGGATGATGGACGAACTCATGGACGACTTCATGGCTTTGCTCGCCTCGTTCTCCGGACGGTTCTACAAGCTGCGCAGCATCGAACATGAGAAACTGCTGCTCGACCGGGCGCGCGAAAGACTGGAGGAGCGTGGAGCATGAAAACCGGTGAAATCGCCTGCGCTGTTCCAGACCTGCACGACTACCGTCTATACGACCACAGGACAGGCGAACCGTTGGACCCGGTGGAGGCCGAAACGCTGCTCTGGCTGCACTTGGACCATTGCCGGCAATGCCAGAACCGGATGATTCACGACCCGAGGAACCGGAATCTCAAACGGGGCGGAAATGCTGGGAGAGGCAACGAATGGGCGAGGAAGAACGTCGCCTGCACAAGCCTGCCCTCCAAGTTCAGAAACCTCTCCCATCAGAACCGCGTCAATCAGACCGAGGCCGCCCGACTGCTCCTCGCATGGCGGGAACGCGAGGACATCGCCACCGCAATCGACGCCATCGGCTGGGAGAAGGCCACCTACGGGAACGTGCAGAAACGCTTGAGCCGGGACATCGACCGTGAACTGTTCACGAACGTGCTCAACAGCGGCGGTCATCCAAGCCTGCCCACCGTGGAGCGCACGCAGTTCCCCTACGCGTACTCGAACAACAACTCCTGCGGCATGTGCGTCATCGACCAGCCCGCCGGGGTCATCCGATACGAGCGGATGGCCGTCTACGACAGGTTCGTGGACGTTGAGATATACGCGCCGCACATCATGCGCCTGCATCCGAACCTGACGAAGGTGTCCCGGCCCACGCTACGGTGGAACGGGGACTGCGTGACATGGGATGTCATCGTCTTCGAACCAAAACCCCGCAAAGAGGATGTGAACAAGGTGAGCCACGTCGTCGGCTTCGACCTGAACGCCGACTGGCATGGTGGCATCAGCGGGGCGCGACTCTCCTACAACGGGACGGTGAGCCGAGAACTCGTAGCCGGCATCGACACACGCCGCCAGCAAACCGTGTTGGAGGAGCTGTATGTCCAATACCAGCGGTGTTTGAAGAAGCTCGACCGGCTCATGCCATGGCAGCGGCCACACGACCCGGGCGACCCGCAGCAAGTGGCAGCCCACCCCGAATGGCGGCGACTCTACGAACAGTCGCTCAACCTCCGGGATAAGATGTACCGCATCAAAACCCTGTTGGACTGGCGGTACGCGCACGACATCACCGACCATGCCAAACCCGGCGAACTCATCGCCGTGGAGAAACTTTCCCCGTTCGATGCGGCAGGACGCGTCGAGTTCCGGCACGGCAGCCAACTGGAAAAACTGGAACACGTCGCCTCCAAGACCGGACAGCGCGTGGTGCAGGTCAACCCGGCGCACACGTCCGCCACCTGCCCGTGGTGCGATACCGTCAACAAGGTCGGCAAAGCCAGACAATACCGGTGCGCAGGATGCAGACGTGACATCCCCCGCGACTACGGGTCTGGCGTCAACATCGCCAAACGCGGCGCACGCTATCTCGGACACAAAACCGTCCGACCTACCCCTCCGAAGGGACACGCCACACCCAAACGTCCACCGGTCAGACACAAACGACCGGACGAAAAAACACGAGAACTTCTCACACAGATAACGTCAGGAACCGGCAAGGGGCCGGAATCCTTATGGGCCAAGACCACTCCACTGGAATGGCACATCCCATCGACGGCGACTATCGAGAATACAAGGAACCGACTAGCCCTCGCAAACCAGCGAGACCGGGCAGCAACGGGGTTACGGCAGAAACCGCAACCACCCCATTCTCGATAACCCTCTATCCACTTTAGGCATTCTCGAAAGCCTCCTGATCGAACTTGGTATCCACGTGGACGGTCCATCCGCTGCTGATCACCTCATTGCAATAGTGCTTGCGGGATGCGACCACCTGGGATTGCAGGTACCTGTTGTCCCTCAGCTGTTCCGCAGTGGGGTTGCCGAACAGTGGTGTCGGTATTCTTTTCGACCCGGTCTCCGTGACGAAGTACAGGTTGAGCACCGTGTCGTCTTTTACGCGGCGCATAAAGTCGCCGAGTTTTTCGGCCTTGCCTTCAGACAATGGATCTCCTTGCTGTTCCATACTCTATGTAGATATATTCAGTTTAACAGGCATAACAGAATTGTTTCAGAAAAAAGAAAAGGTGCGGCTCACCCAAAAAGTCCACAAGGGGAAGCCGCACCATAGGAGAATCCGAAAAAACCTGGATTAACACCGAGGGGACTTGGGCTGAGGAATGAACCTTCGTCCCGATACCTCAACATACCGTGCCGCTTCAGCCGTTAACGGCAGGATGTTGAAAGAATCAGCGAATTCCCGGATTTTCCTATTCCCCAGCGGTTTGACATTGCTGCAGGAACCCGATCGTCTCGCTTTTCTCCCAGCTGCTCATGGAAAGTCCATACTTGTCTTTGATGTAGACGCGCTTGGCCATGTAGGAGCACTGGTAGCCGCTGTTGCTCGGCAGCCAGACGGATGGGGTGGATGCGGCCCATCGTCCGACGGACTTCTTGGGGACACCGCTCCCGTACAGGTTGATGCCCTCGCTTTTCGCATTGTTGGCATCCCCTTGGCTGGCAAGCAGCACGTCCGGATCGTTCGCGTATTTCACGCGATCGTTTTTCCTTGAGTTCTTCCACAGGCCGGAGGCCCATGCGTCGTTCAAGGCGACCACATGGTCGATCTGCACTGCGGTGCTGTCTCCGCTGACGGTCTTCCCGTTCTTCACGACGCTCTTCCGGAAGTTGATGGTCTGGCCCGTATAGGGGTCATGCAGTGTCCCGGATTGCACCTTGCAATTGGAGTCCATGACTGGATCGGTCAAGTCACGGTTGAGTATGTAGTCGCGGGTGGTTCCGTATCCGCAAAGCTGGTCGCTGTTCTGCCAGTCCCCGAAATCCTCGGCGCGATTGTAGCCCTTCGTATGGGGTGTTTCGGTCGGGAGGTTCCGGGTGGCTGTGATGGCTTCGGACACGCTCATGGGGCTTGCTGCGGAAGCCGGCAGTCCGCTCGCTCCCATATCCGTGTTCGTGGAATCCTTTTCTCCGGTGTTCCCCGAGGAGGTCAGACCGTCTTTGATCTGGCCTTCGATTTTCGACAGGTCCGGTTTTTTCAACCCCAAGCCGATGTTTGTTTTCTGCATGGAGTCTTCGCTCGGAAGTATCTGACTGATGCTGGTTATTGCAGGCAACCCGAATTGTGGGGCGACCGTGGCCCATACTCCGGTTTGGATGATGACGATGATGGTTATGAGCACGATGGCCAAGCCGCCAAGGATGCCGGCGACGGTTATGCCGGTCTTGTTTTTTCTCGATGCCACGACGGTTTCCTTTTCTAGAACAGTCCGCTGATAATGGTCCAGACGACCGCGATGCCGAATAGGATGACGATGATCGCTCCGAACAGGTCGGCGTTGCTGTTGACGAATTCCGCAAATGGGGGAAGTTCCGGTTTCTTGTCATTGGCCATGATGGTCTCCTTAGTTGTTCTGGCTGTCGGATGCCGTACCGTCCGACGATGTGCCGTCTGAGGCGTTATCGGACGAGGTGTTGCCGGTCTCGTCGTCGGAGCTCGCCGAGGTCACGTCGCTTTTGCTCAGTGCGTTCGCATAGGGACTCAACGTCCTGACGCTGCCATCCGCTCCCCAGTCGATGATCTTCGCGTTACCGGATGTAGGGTTCTTGACCAGTACGGTGATGTTCGTCTTGACGGTCGAGCCGCCGGTGTTGTCCGAAGATGACGTGTCGCTTCCCTTATCGGAACTGTCTTGCATCGCGGCATACGGTTCGAATGTGATGCTGATCGACGCCGCAGCATAGGGAGGCGTGTCACTGGATTGTTCCTTTGGCACGGATTGCCCGTTCTTGTCGCACTCCACAAGCCAGTTGATGCTCACGTTTTTGAATGTTCCGATGGCTGCTGGCTGGTAGGCGTGCTCGCTGTTCGGATCCCCGACCAGCACGGTGAACGCGTTGCTGTCTTTCCCGATGTAGGCTTTCGCCCAAGCGTTGACGACGTTCTGGAAGCTGGCCGCCTGGTCGATGCGAGAGTATCCGGATGGCGTATAGGATTGTGCTCCGCCAGCGCCGCTTGCTTTCAGCGGCAGCACTGTTGGGTCTCCCACTGCGGTGGCCACGTTGTTCTTCCATGAAATGAGCTGGGTCACGTCGCGGGTGGATCCGTCGGACAGGTCGGTCAATGAGAACTGGTGGCTCCACCAGTCGGTATGTTCCTTTCCTGTTCCGGTGTCCTCGTCACTGGATCCGACTTTTGTCGCCGAATCCCATAACAGGTTCGTGGTCCCGTAACGGAATGGTCCTTTGTTCGTGTCCAACCATTTGTTGACGGATGCCAAGGCTGCCTGTTTCCCTGGTTTGTCTACGCTGATCTCCTTGTATTTCGCGCTCAACATGGAACCCATGTCCTGCAGCGTGCTGATTGCGCGAACGCTGATGACGGGAGCGACGATTCCGGCGATCATGAACACGGTGATGAAAACCTTCCACCAGCGGGTGTTTCGCATGGCGCGTTTGATTGCCGTCAGTTCGACTTCGTTCTTCCGTTTGTCTTCGGTGATGTCCATTGGAGATTCAACGGATGCTTTTCGTGCCACTTCGTCTCCTTGAGAATCTGAACGTGTTATCAAGTGTCAGACTATCCGGAGTCTCAGCGTGAAAGCGGTGGAAGTCGGGAAAAGAAAAAAGAGACTCGGATACTGCCGAGTCTCTTTTTTGCGTCAGCGGGTCTGCGCGTATTTTCTGGCCAGCTCCATGTCAAGTCCTCCGTTGACGAAGCATTGTTCCACTGCGGCGTTAAGAAGAGCCTGCGTGGTCATGTTCGTCTCGACCGACTTGATCCGCAGCGCGAGATAGTTTTCATCCGTCAGGTTCGTGCCGAGCCTCCGGTCGAACGAATACACGGGCTTCCTCCGGCCGGCTCTCCCGGATGCTTCATTCGTTTTCGTCTCATGATCTTCCGGGATTGCTTCAGAGACTGCTTTCTGCTCGGGAGCCTCGACCGTCATCTTCGGTTCGGGGGATTCGGATAGGAGAGGCCGACGCCCCATGTCGCGAGTGTCCTGCAGGCCGCGTCCGAAAGCGCTGTTGATATTCTTTACCATGTTTCAACTCTCCTACTCGATGCCGAACTGTTTGACGAGGTCAATGAGCTCTTGGGTGACGGAAGTGTAATCCCTGTTGTCTATCTGGTTGGTTCCGTACAGATTCTTGATGGCTTCCCGCTCGTGGATGACCGTTTCGAATCGTGTTGCCTCCAGATCATCCAATTGTTTCACTGCGTCACGCGCGAGTTTGGTTCGCGCTTTCACTCGCGTGAGCAGGATGATGCCGTTTCTGGCGGCCGCATAGGTTTTCCCTGCATGGCTCAAATCGCTGATGGATGGTTGGCAGGGGATGATTGACACGTCGGCCGCCTGGAGTGCCGTCTGCACCGTTCCCGCATCGGATGGAGGCGTGTCGATGATGACCCATCCTTTGTAGCGTTCGCGAATCCTGTCGGGCATTCCGAGGATCACGTCATTGGTTTGGATTACGTCGAAACCCAGCTTGTAGGGTTTGTGCGGAGTCCCGTTGGCTTCGTCTTCTTTGCGACGACGATCGTCCTCGATTCGCACGTATTCGTCCCAGAGCGTCGCGCCACCGGTGTTGTCGGCGTCCAGAACCGTGACGTGTTCTCCGCGCCGGGCGAGGCATCCGGCGATGAGCATGGCTGTCGTCGTTTTTCCGACGCCGCCTTTGATGTCGGCGACCGCGACAAGAATCGTGCTTTTCAGCATGCTGTTTTCTCCTCTGTTCACGTTTCCGCCGCCAAGGTGGAGGCGTGGGACGCGCTTTTTTTGTGTGGCCACATTCAGTGTAGCAGAGGCGCATTTTTTTGTGGAACCAGCTCTCCCCATCAACAGGAAAACAACACAATGCGGGAATGATCAGGCAGAAAAACGCTTCCGCATTCATCTGCCAAACCATTCCCGCATTTCCACAGTTCTTTGCGAAAATTTTAGGATGCCGTAAACAACAGCCTCTCCAAAAACGCTTTGAGCAACGCGCCCAAATCCGGGAGCTGACTAGCGATCCCCTGCATCCATTCACGGATGGGAATGCCCATCGCCTCCAGGACGCCGCTGATGACCCACACGAAGAACAGGCCCGCGCATATCCTCGCCGCAACGGACAACATTCTCATCGAACGTCCCATGATTCTCATGAATACGCTGACACCGCCGACCGCCAACAGGAGCAGGGTCAGCACGGCTCCCGTTGGCGTGAACATCCAAGAGAACAGGACGGTGAGGAAATCGGCGGCTCCCTGCCCAGCCGTCTGAGTAACAGTGTCGGTGTCCATCAGAACGCATCTCCATCCGTTTCGAACTCATCAGACGTTTTCTGGCGAGGTGGGTTCTTCGGCGCGTTGGCGTTCGCATAGTATTTCGCCGCTGCTTCCTTGACCTCTCCCGTGATACGCGCGCCCTCCAATGCGTCGGCGGCTTCCTGCTCGCTCATGTGGCCCTGTTGCCGGAAGTTGTGCATCATGCTGTTCTCCACCACCCCGAACGCCTTGTTTCCATCGGAGTTGAGACTTCCGTCCTCGGAGTGCATCGCGTTCAATGATTCATCGAGATCGAACGGATTGTCTTCGACCTGTTCGATCGGAGTCATGACCGTCGTAGGCCGTTGCCCCAGGCTTAGGATTTCGTTGCGGCTCTTCTCCGCTCTGGCTCCCAGTGCGCCGATTCCGACCTTGGCTCCATGCCAGAGGTCACGGTTGGTGGCGAGCTTACCCCATGCGACTACACCTGCCGGCAATGTGATCGGGTTGGATGCGAGTGCGGCGGCGGCGATACCGGTCGCCGCGACTTTGGCGCCACGCTTGACCACGTCACGCAACGGTTGGGATCGCATGACACCTAGGGCTGCCTTGCCTGTCGCACCCAACAGCATAGCTCCCCCGCCCAGGCCGCGTGCGGTCTGATTAAGCAGGCTTGCGCCTTTTGCTATGGTACGGGCGCGGCCGAGCGATGCGCCGGGATGGCGGGCCATATAGTTCTTGACGCGATCATCGTAGGACATGCCGCCCGTCATGAACGCCTGAGCTCTGTCGGCTCGGTTGGCGAAACGTGCGGCGACTCCTGCGAGAGATCCGCGTACGGTGCCTTCGTTCATACGCCCCCATCTATAACTGAGGGAGTCTGCTCCGCGGGCTGCGATCGCATCGTATTCTTTCGCGTTGCGTCCGTACAGGTTGCGGCCGCCGCCGTCGAGGTCAAGATTCTTCCTCTCCGAATCGAGCATGGAGTCGAGTTTGCTTTCGCCTGCGGTAGGACCAAACGTCTTGTGTCGTGGTCCGGCGTTGCGACTGGACATGCCACCGTGGTTTCGGCCTGTGAGGAACCGTCCCATGTGGAGACCGCTGCCTATTCCTCTGCGGATTCTGCTGAGTCCGGCCAGTACTCCGCCTTCCATGGCTCCTCCAGTGGCGATTCCCATCATCGCTTTGAAACTGAACGGGTTGCCGATCTTGAGCACGCTGGTGCAGAACAGGCTGACGGCGGCGATTGCAAGCACGGGGCTGAAACCACTGATCACGTTGTACATGAAGCTGCTGCTCATTTCGGAACAGAACTTCAACGTGAGCTGGCAGATGAACGTGGCGATGGCACCCAAAGCCGAATACAATCCGCCGGTCATGCTCAGGTTGCACGTGTATTTCACCCAGTTCTTCAGCACGTTCTTCGGAGCCTCGCCTATGGGGAAAGCTCTCACGAGGAATGCTACGACGAGGAACAGCACCATCAGGACGAGCATGAGCTTGGTCATGATGAGGATGACGCTGAGCAATCCCCATACGATCATGTTGCAGATGCCACCGAGCACGGATCCGAATGCGCCCAGATTGTCAGGTGCCGAATTGCCGTACAGGTTGTCCAAGGTGATGCGCATCGCGCCCTGACCGGTCGAGGAATCCTGCGTGTCACCAAGGTTGGCTTCACGCCAAGTCCCACCGACGTTGGGTATATCGAAACGCCAGCCCAAGTTCGCGGCATCGGCGATGTTCGTGTTCTGGACGTTGCCGCTCGAATCACGGAAGTCATTGTCGTTGTGAAATGCCTGGTACTGGTCGCCTTTGAATTGTTTTGTGCCCAAAGCCACATTGCACAATTGGAGTATGTTCTGGTCTATCTTGTCATCGTCCCCGTAGAAGTGAGCCCCGTTCCCGCCTGAGATGTCGCTGAACCCATCTTTCTTCAGTCTGACGGTGAGCTTCCCGTTTTTGATGGCTCCTGTATCCTTGTCCCCCATGTTTTTGACGAGGATGCTCCAGCCGTCACGGCCGTACACCTTCCCACTGCCGTTGACTCCGCAGGTCTCCCAAAAGATTCCTGCTCTGGTCAGCCGAACATATTTATCTCGATCGTTCTGCTCCTTTTCCTTGTCATTGACGGAACTGTCCTGAGGGTCGATCCAACCGTGTTCGCTGAACAACCATTCTGCTGTGTCGGAATCGATACTCAAACCGGTTGCCGCATTCGTCAATGTCATTTGCACCGCAGGATCAGTGTTCGCGTTCATGTCAAGCACATGACAGTACGCTTGCTGTGCGTTGGCAGCCACGCCTGATGGCGTGTTCGGCCCCGCTGACGGATTACCCCATTGCGTCGTCACCCATGATCGGAGAGCTGTTTCCTCCCACATGCGGTTCACGGCCTTGGTGATAGAGGATGTGTCTCCCCCGTTGCCACTGGTCGCACTGTCGTACTGCTGGTGCATGGCATACAGGTAATCCTGGCAGTTCGTATCACGGTTGAGTGCTTTGTTGCTGAACGCCATCATGTTCGATTCGCCGTCGTTCAACCCGTCTAGATCAAGTCCGACGGTGAGCTTGTTGACTGCGCCGTTGATGGTGTTGACGACCCACCAGGGGCTGCCGGTCGCCGGTTCGGTCGCATTCTCCGCGGTTTTCGAGGCTCCTGTCCCCAAAACGATGAGAGTCGCAAGGCACAACACTGTGGCAAGCAGTCGTTTGCTCGCCTCTTTCGTGGTCCCGATGTCGAATCCCGCCGCGAGAAGCCATACGACGATGGCGGTCACCATCAACGCTGCGGGGATGCCGCCGGCCATGACATTGTCGATAAGTTTCGCCGTGGCGTGGTCGACCGACGCTCCGGCGGTCTTCAATGGGGTGAAGCTTGCCGCGAACTGGCTTAGAGAAAGGGCGGATGACCAGCAGAGCTGTGTGATCTGCATCAGCATGTGCGGCAGGGTGTCCCTCGTCGTATGGCTGATCAGGGCCGGCACGTTGGCGATGAAACCAAGGATGCCGCTCGATGGTTCGATGCGGCTGGTTATGCTGCCGACATTGCTTCCCCATCGGCCTGACGGAAGACATGTCGTGTAATCGACTTGGGTACTTGTGGTCGTAGCGCATGCCGGAGCACTCGCGCCTCCGTCGTTTTCGACCATGGCGAATGCTTGGGAGGGCAGTACGACCACTGTCATCAGAACGACGAGCAGAACAATGAACAGCATGTTCCGTCGCGCTTTCATCCTGACCGGGAGGCTGGGCTGCATTTGAGTTGAAGCGCTCACAGTATCCGCATCTCCTTCAGACTGCTTAGATGCTCTGGCTGATTCGAATTGGGGTAGAAAACCTCTCCGGCGATGTTCCGGCTCTGCAATCTCCTGAGAAGTCTTTTCCATCGGACCTGCTGGGTCCGGTCTTTGACTTGACCGACCATGAGGAATGGCGCGGCGACCAAGCCGATGAGGATGAACACCACGCCGAATGTGATGCCGATGATCGGGGCGAGCATAAGACAGATCAACAGTCCTATAACACCGCCGATGATTGTCGAAAACACGGTCTTGGATCGAGCTTCCGTGCTTTTCGTGATCATGAACGTGTTCTTACGTTCAATGGATGCGGTGGATGAGACCTCGGTGATGTCATCCATGGTTTCCCTTGGATGCAATTGTCTTTGCTCGCCCATGAATATGTCCCCCGATCAGACTCCGAGGTAGTCTTTGCCTTGGTTGCCCACGGCGTTGACGATCCAGTCAAGAGCTGTCAGCAATGCCGGAATGGTCACGGTCGGGCCAGCGAAGATGAAGATGACGGCGAGAACGACGACGACTCGTGCGGCGCTTGGACAGAACATAGAGACCAGCTTGTTGGTGCGTCCCAGCAACCTGCTGATTCCTCCCAGGATAAGTCCCAAGGCCAGGATCACTGCGGCAGCGGCGCCCACCTTGGTGATGAGCTGTCCGGCGGTCGAGTTGAGGATGCCGTCGAACATGGCGTGGTAGCTTCCGACGAGGTTACTGGAAGCGGCGATTTCTATGGTGTTGCCCATGATTGGATTCCCTTCGATTTTGGTTTGAAGGAACCCTCCTGCGTTTAACGCAGTGTATCAACGGAATCGGTTGATAACGATAGGTTTTCGGTTTTTAACAAAGTTTCTTGCATTTTCAGGCAACACGGGGGGACACAGATTAAGAAAACCCATCCGGCATCAACATAAGCCGGATGGGTTGGCATGTTTTTTTCGAGTCCTACTTGTCGCCGGGACGATAACCGTCGTCGAAATCTTTCACGCTTACGATGAACGCCGGCTGGATCTGTTCCATGTTTCTGGTTCTTACAGCGGCATGGTATTTGGGGAGGTTCGTCACCGCTCCTCCGGTCCACCCGTCCAATCCCTCATTGTCGGTCAGACGTGCCGCGGTCAGCGTGGCTATGCGCGGAATCGACGTGTTGTAGCTGATGAACGTCGTATACCCCAGGAACGAATCCAACAACGTGTCGGACAACTGGGTCGGGTATTGGGTGGCGAACACGAGAATCAATCCGAACGAACGCCCCTGCTCCCTCAGATTCTTCAACACGTCGTCCGACCCGTTCGCCAGCAGGCTCAGCTCGTCGCAGACGAGCATCGTGTGTTTGCCAAGCGTTAACCAGTCCTTGCAGTGTGCGAACACCGTGTTCCAGAACCGGTACATGAGCCACGAGCCCAGAATCTTGTCCATGAGTTCGGGAAGCGAGTGACCATTGTGCGGGGCGAGCACGATGTGATAGTCGCCCGGATGATCCAATATCCACTTCCATGTGACGGTGCTGCGTCGCGGCGTGAACATGTGTTCGATGGCGAGGAACTGGTTGACCTTGTTCACCGAGGCGTTGGTGCGCTGCAGTATTTCACGATCGCTTCGCGCCGCCTGCCCCTTCTGATCCGGTCGTCCGTACAGTTGTTCTGCGGCACGCGCGGCCAACGTCATGTCCGTTCCGAGAGGATCGTCCTTCAATTCCAATGCGAGAGCCCTGCATACCTGTCCAAGCGCTCTGGCTGATCCGGTTTGACCATCCGACCCACACAATGCGACCACGGCCCACCCGATGGGTGACTGCTGTTGCCTGAGTTGACCGGCCCCGGGATACTGTTGCTCGAGTTGTCTGCATCTTCTTAGGATGTCCCCTGGCTTGTGTTGGTCGTATCGGCTTGCGGCCACGCCGATGGTCATGGATTGGGTGATGATATTTTGGGAGTCGTTCTGAATGTCGCCGGCATTGAATGCGTATCTCATGGTTTTGGCGACGCTTTCCGCCGTCTCCTGGGCGTTCCTTCCCTCCTGCATTCCGAGCAAATCGAGACCGATGCTGGAAGGATCGGTGAGGTATATGACACGTGGATGGGAGTCAATCCCCTGCGTTTGCCGATACCGGTCCAGCACTTCCACTCCGGTGTCGTCCTTCATCCAGAAGTGGATGAGTCGTGAATCCGTTCCCCACACGTCACGGCTGGTATCATTGCGATGGCTGATGGCCCATTGGCTGATGCCGTGGGTCAGAACGGTTTTTCCTGATCCGGCTTCACCGCTGATTGCGATTCCGCCATAGAGCTGTGTCGGATCCAAGTATCCGGGACGTCCGGAATCGTCCAATCCGATCAGGACGCCTCCATGGGACAATGGTTCGGGCACCGGGTGAAGGTCCTGTTTTACCGCCGTGGATTTCTGCACCGGCATGAACAGTGTGGTCGTGGTCATTGGGCTGAAGATCAAAGTAGTGCGCTGCGGGCCATATCCCGTCGCATACACTCGTTTGTCTTTCATGCCGAGTTTTGTTTCGGCGTCACTGAGATTCGCCTTGCGTTTGCGGCGAAGCCACCAGTATCGGCGTGGGCGTTGGAGAATATCATCCCATAGAGTGTTCCTCCACCATCTGATTCCAGCTGCAACAGTGAAGACAAGAGGAACGATCCACAACCATGACGGTATCGGCAACAGCATCAAAGAGCAGTACGCCAACAGTCCCAGACATGCGAATTTGTAGTGCGGCGGTACTCGGAAGTACATTCGAGTGCTGTTGTCGTCGTTCAGCATGGCTTTCGCGTTTGCGGAGAGTAGTCCACTCAAAACCCAAGGCACCAGCAGCATCGCCGCTACCGTTCCCGCCAGCCAGAAGAATGTGGCAAGACGAATCGGAGTGATGGCGGACAATACCATCGTCAACAGGGTGACAGCCAAGGTCACGATGAGTCCGCCCAACTTTGGGTAGCTGGGATGACTGCTCATGTTGGAGAGCAGCGGGAACATGGCCTGTCCAGCCCGTTGTGCGAGTTCTGCGTTCCGGCGGCTGTCGGCGCATGCTGCGGTGACTCGCGCGCAGAGAGTGTGAGCGGCGACAAATTCGTTGCCGTCCTCGACGGTGGAATGCTCGTCGGCAACCCAATCTCGAATTCGGGCCTGTTCGAAATATCCTTGCCTGCGGAGCGTTACGCTGACATAACTGTCTGCCGGCATCAATGCTTCGACGCTTTTCCGAATGCCGGCGGAATCGGTGCGCATCTTCTCCATCGTCGCCTTTGAATTCAGGCGGGCCCGCCATGGCACAAGAGAGTGAGCTGATCTGCTGATTCCTTCCGGCAGTTCGGGTTCGCCGTTCCCTGGCAGTGGGCTGATGGAAAAGCCGGCGAGATCACCCGCCTTGCGTATGCCTTCGCCATCGCCATGCACATATTCGCGGACCGGTTCGTTTCCCGCTCTGACGAGCAGCAGCGTGCAGTCCTCCAGATTTCCTGGGACATCATCCGCGATGGATCTCAACTGGTCGCCATCGAGTTGGCTAATGCTGCGAGTCACCTCGTACCATGCTTTTTCTTTTTCGTTCATTCCGATGCCCTCCTGTCAATTCGATTGTTCTGCAGTTGCCGGTTCGGCGGAGTAGAGCATGGCCAAGGGGAATCCCTCCGGCAAGTCGAACTTGGCCAGCTTCTCTCTTTCCAACAGTTGATATAGCCATGTGGTCATGCGGACCGTCGCATCCTTGTCCGCCAACGCCCATCCCAAATCCGCATACCCGTCCTTGACGGTGCTCTGGTCGCCGATGGTTTCCCTCATCCGTCGTATGGTCTTCACCGCAATGTATTTGGAAACGTCGAACATGATCGCATCCAATTGCCAGAGTCGTATTTTTTTCAAAGCCGGATTGCGTTGCAGGTTGACCATAAGGAACGGGACCACCAGCGAACGGCGCCCTGTTTCGCAAAGCGTCCGTATCTTCTGCAATGCACGGTAACGTTCGGTCTTGGCTTCCTCCAAACGCTGCTGGTTGGTTGTGAAATTTTCAGGAAGAGAGTTCAACGCTTTCACCTCCGATATACCCGTAGAATCCTCCCCGGTATGCTTCCGGCTTCCGCCATCCACTGACATCCCAGCCCCATTGGTGTCTGATTGTTTCATCCATGACCGTCCACCCCCAGTCGCGGATCGTCGTCACAGGTTTTGTTGATGGGGTGCATCGGTTCCAGTCCGGTGAGAACATGCTGCGTTCGACGTTCAGCATGTCCCGGTATGTTCCGATCCCGCCGGTCGGGTTTCCTTGCTCGTCGAACCAGTCGTCCCATAACGCGAATCCCATACGCGACGCCACGGATGGGTCGCCGACCAACATCTCGTCGGCATGGCTTGCCGTTTCGATGATGCTGCCCAACGCCGGGTACTGCCATTGGCTGGTGTCGCGTATGAGCAGCCAGATACAGATGAGTCCACGTCGTTGCATCGGCGAGTAGGCGAGCAGCTTCGACCAATTGGAGATTTTCTGGCTCATGTTATTTGGGTGGACCTGCACTTCGATTCCCGCAAGCACGTTGTTCGATGCGAGTGCGGTGATGTCCGTCGAACAGCTGTGAGGCAGTCCGGCTTCGCTGACCGCCTGCGGGTCGATGAGCCGGAACGCTCCCCAACCGTCGCCGCCGACGAGTTTGATGTCCGGATTGACACCGAGATGCAGCCCGACGTGCGCCGCATACGTATTGTGGCGCACGTGGCGTCTCATTCCAATCAACTGCTTGTCTGAAAGCATTCGACGAAGCCAAGTTGCCGAATTAAACAGGCCGAGCGTGCTTCGGATGAGTTTCTTGTCAGAGCTCAACGACAACCAGGTTTGCGGGATTATCTGCCCGGAAAATCTTTCGTAAGGGCTGAAGCCTATGTCGATGACTCCCAGCCGACACAACGCGCCGTACAGGTTCGGTTCGTCGCGATGGAATTCGGGAGCTCCTTTCACGGAGAGTCCCGCCCGAAGCTGGTCGACGGTGCATGTCCTCCATGAAAGCAATGCGCCGATGATGCTCGTAACCAATTCACTGTTTGCCTTGACCATGCTTTCCGCGAACAATCGGTTCGGAACGATCCACTGATGACGTTGCGCCAACACTCCGGGGTGTTCGTTGTTCGCCACGTCGCTTCCGCGAATCCAATCGGCGTCGCTACCCATCGGCCATAAAGCACGGTCATCGGGATTCGGTGTGAGTGAGAGATCAACCACGATGGAACCATCCTTTTTTCTTTTTCAATTCGAACTTGGCCGGTTCGAATCCCTTATCGGGCAGAACCCATTCAAGGGTCTGCTCTCTCGCCAAGTCCAGATTCGAGTCAGCCCAATTCGATTTACCGGATGCGATCAGATTGCCGGCCTCAACCGTCTGGTACTCGACTCCGAGAAAAATCCCGTATCTTGAATAATCAAGTGGCCGGTAGTCTGTCATTCCGACCGGGACCGTGTCTTTTATTCCGATACATTCTCGGGGCAAACCGTAACGGGGAAACGCGCTGAGCAGATTCAACGCATCTCCTTGCGTTTGCACGCCGGCCTTGACGATGACCAAGCAAAGGTCGCCGGCAAGAACGTAGGGGACGACCATTCCTCCGGCGGCTGTGTTGCTGTCCTGCAGATCATCTGCGCTGATACGGTCGAGATCCAAGACGACGAAGTCCCAGAGCTTGCGTGCTTCCTCGATGTATGCGCGGTAGTGGTCCCACGACACCATCGCACCGGCCGGTGGAGCGAACGAAACATCGTAACCGATGTTGAACATTCGTCCCGAATTGGCGCCGTATTGTGCCGCCATGCCGGGACGCCAGTCGGCTATGGTGCGCGCCGGCATACGCTGCCCAGGGTCGAAGAAGGAACGTTGCGATGACTGTCTCATGTTGCCGTCGATAAGGAGGGGGCGTAGTCCTTTTTCTCTTGCCCGCTCGCATAATCTGCGTGAGGAAACCGTCTTTCCCACGCCTCCAGTGTTCGATGTGACAATGATCATGGGTGCCGTCTGGCGGGTCCTGTTCAGGATGATATCGCCTACCAGACGCTTGTCGATTGTCTGTATCCGCCAGAACTCGTGGACGAAATCCGTGATGCTTCGGTCCATGAAATATTCGGGGAGGGCCTGCGCTCCGATGGGTATCTGTCCGCGGTCGATCCAGTAGATTGTCCAGCCTGCATCGGCGACCGGCATCCAGTTTCCCGGGAGGTTCGTGAACACGATTCCCTGACGGCCTGGACGCACCGGGTGCCTTGTCAGGAAGTCTGCCTGGGCTGCGAAATCCTCTCCTGCGGGCACCCTCCAACGCTGTTCGGGGACCTTGGATCGCAGCACGTCGAGGATGCCTCCATGTCCGATTATCAGACTTGCCATCTTTTCTCCAAGTTCTTCTGCCCCGTTTTTGCTTGTTCCGGGGTTTTCTCCGGAAAGAGACCATTCTTGACGAAACAACACTGATTTAGTTTTATTGACTGTTTTTTGTTTTGTTGCTTGTTCGTCAATCGTCCTGTCTGTTCATTTCTTGATATTACGTCATATCTTGTTATATACCTAATATTTGTTGAAATTAACCATTCAGGATGATGACTTTGCTGATGTATGGGTCGTTGCGGTTCGTTGCTCTGTTGCGTTTTCGTTCCGTAGGTTCGTTGCTCTGTTGGTAATGTTGCGGTTCGTTGCTCTGGTTTTACCCTGCTGTGATGTGGTTGGTAATAGTGTCTTGGTGTTTGTGTGATGTGTTGCGGGTTGGCTTCTTTCTCTTGTTCTTGGATTGTCTTTTCTTATTTTTTCTCTTCTTTTTTTTTCTGATTTTTTTGGTTGCCTGTCTGTTCTTTTGTTTTGTTCGTGATTTTTCTGGTCCGCCTAGTTTGCATGAGAAACGGCGGCCGCGCGACGCCGCGCCGAAGTCAAGACGGTTAATTTCAATATTTTTTCGGTTATTCGTTGTTTGCTCGGATACAGTCGTTGAAGACGGTTCACTCGAACGGTCCTGCCTTGACGAAGGGAGTTAACGATGGCAGATTTCCCATGGAACAACAATTTCGGCACCCCGACCCCAACCCCGGCGCCGGTCGACGATTCCGAGCCGGTGAACGAAGCCGGGCAAGTGGACGATTCTGAGAACTGGTCGGCATTGGACGAGAATTCTCAGCCTGCCGTCCAGCCGGAGGAGACGGATTCCGTCGATGAGACAACGCCCGACCGTGAGGAAGAAACCCCCGTCAAGGGCGCCAAGACCACGCGGCGCAAGACCGCGAAGAAAAACTCGTCCTTCCCTCATTTGGAAGCCGCCTCGTATGCGAAGATCAAGGAAATGCTCGACGTTCTTTCTGATGACCGTACCGCGAACATCGCCAAGATTCTGTGCGAGACCAGCAAGACCGACGCTCCGGTTCTGCTTGAGGTGTTGACGGAAACCAAGACGCGGAAGCGGGTCGCCGAATTCTCCAAGTTCGTCAAGGAACTGGCTGGCGCTCAGCCGTCCGACCTGAAGATGAGGCTTGCTTTCGCGTTCATGGAAGACAAGACCTTGTCCAAGACTCTGTTCGCTGTTTTGAATGCGGCCGAACCGGATCGTGGTTTCGGCCGCGCGTCCGGTGAGCCGATGAAGGATGTCAATGCGGTGGCTGAACACTGGGGTGACGGCGTCGATCTCAGTGTGGTTGAGAAGCTGAAAATCTGACGGCCGGCATCTCGGGATGCTTGAACGGTTGGATACGAACATGGATTCGTATCCAACCGTTTTTTTATTATTCCGCGATGAGCTGCACACGGTTCTCCGCCTTTGGCGGCATCCCGTATGGTCTGATTACGAGGCCTGCCCTCGTCAATGAGAATACCCAGATTTTCTGAATCTGGTTGAGCTTTTGGAGGGTGATGGTGAGGTGCTTGGTGGACACCGTCTCCGTGCTCGTACCGGGGACGATCTTGTATAGATTATTTCGACTGATATACAGTTCCTTCTGCTCCGGACAGTAGAGCGTCGCGAACACCAGCAGATCCAAGGACAGGCTTCCGCCACTGGTTCCGACGACGGCGGAAAGAGGAATCTCCTTCGGTTCGCGCGACATCAATCGGACGTATTCCCAAGTGAAGGTAATGGTTTTTTCGTTCCAGCTTTCGCCTTGGACGATGTTCGTCTTTTCGATCGGTTTTATTTCTTTGCCGTCCCTTGAAGTGAACGTGATGTCCTGATAGCCGATGATGCTGGTGACCGTATTCTGTCGGCCGCAGCCTCCCGTCAGCATGCCCATTCTGCGGGCCACTTGCCGTACGTCCTTGCCGATGGTCAGCGTCCTGGTCTTGCCGTTGTAATCCGCGTTTTGTGTGTTGATGAACGTCGTGAACAGGATGCTTAGGAGTCGAGGCGTCCTGCCGAATGCGAGCGGATGTTCGTTGCCGCGCACGTATGGGATGAGGGGATATGCCTCCTCCGCGACGTAAAGAATTCCGAATCCTGTGGCTATGTCGTTGTCCATCCCGACGCTTCTCAGCCTGTGTATTTTGTTGGGCATCCCGACTCTTCCCCTGTTTTTGCTTTTTCGGTTGATACCAACAATTTTACGGTTTTTCATACGCGACATGCCAACATACCCAGTAAGGCAGATGCTTGTTTTATACCGTCGAGCCGAAGACCTACCGGCCTTCCTTCCTGGGACTGAGGTTCAGACACTGCAGCCGGTAATGAATTCTGCAGGACACCAGTTTCGGGTCGAGTTTCCCATACGCATTCCGGGCCATGTCGATATACAGTCGACACCCCGGATCCGACAAAGCGAAATCACCGACACTCCAACCCAATGGTTCCTCCTCGTGAGACTTATGCCTCGCCATCAGAAAAAACAACCTCCGATTCACACCGATTCGCCTCCGGATTCGACGGCCGACGCGCCGTCCAAGTTGGTCAAAAAAAGGCGGACATGCTGGAGGCGTTGGGGTCGTCACCCGGCATGCCCGCCGGTCGTGGCCCTTATTTATTCCACTGCGGGTCGTTCGGGAATGAGATGGGCGAGCCGCCCCACATCTGCCTGTCTAAATTGATCATCGCTTCGGTGTATCCGTCGTCCATGAGACTCTGGGTCCTGAGGTCGAGGTCGGGCTTATAGCGCTTGGTGGCTGGCGGTATCATGCCCATCATGTCCCCGCTGTTGAATCGGAGGACTTCCTTGTCGGCCTCCTCGCCGGCGATCAGCACGTCGATGTTGTTGAGCAATGTCATCGCGCTTTTTGTATGCGGGATGTCCCCTCTTCCGATGCTTCCTGTGAAGGTGATTTTGCATTCCCGGAGAAATTTGATGTGTTCGTCGATGTGTTCCAAGAGGTTTAGGGGTGTCGCTTCGACGAGGTACGGTCCGATGTTCGGCTCTGCCGTGAAGGTCATGTTGGCTCCTGTTTTTTTTGATATCAACCGATTACGTTTTGCCGTTTTGGGGGAACCGCAATCGCCGTCTTCGGCATCACTTGTGGTGGCCCTGAGATAATTGCGTTGGGGTTCCGCTGTTTTCTCGGTGTGTATCTTTTGTTTTTTTATGTGGACGCGTTCAGCATATCGCGACACTCCGAAGATTCACCCCCTCCCCTTAATTCTGTTTTACTTGTTATACTGAATACGTCCACATAAATCGAAAGAAAACAACGACAACCAATGGAAGAACACGACAAACGCTTCTGGCGAAACATGACATTCGCCCAGCTCAGAAACCGACGTGTACGAGTCTCCGCATACGGCGGCGACATGATCCTCGAATTCCAACTCGTTCCCGGAACCGGGCACACGCTCGGAGCCCGGCGATACACTGTCAACGGCTTCGACATCGGCGAACTGTTCCACGAAGGCCATGACGGATTCATGGAACTCACCCGACAGAAAGCACCCGTCAGCATCAAGCTGCTCCCCGACGAACCCGAATACAAGATCATCGAAGACATTACCGGCGTGCAACCCGGAGACGTCTTCGTGCAAACGAACGGGAACAAATATCCAGTACAGGAAATCACCGATGACGGCCATTGTCTAGTCCTGATTGACTCCAACACTTATCGGATTGATGACGCCGCATTCGACCATGCTTTGCGACCGGCACCCGCACGAATTCCGGATCGTCCCGGACTGTGGGAGGACAAGTCAGGCGGCCTGTACACCGTGTGGAAAAACGGTCAGGAGCTTTGGAACATGCAGATACGTGAGTCCGATGGGCGTTGGATGAACGGCCCTGCGCTGCTAATCGGCAAGACGGGAGAAAACGTCAACGATTCAACGACGAAGGACCTGTCCTCGAAAGCTCCATTCCGATTCCACGATGGAGAACTGTGAGGGGAGAGAATGCAAGCCGTCACCAACATTTTCGACCAACTACGTCTCTCGCCGCCTATTCCTGGACCGCTGCACAAGAGAACGGTTGATGCTGCAGATCTTGGCACCACCGCCGAGGTTCTTGCCGCGGCGAAAGCCCTATATCGGCTCGTCGAAGGTCATCGCGGCCGTCAGATTCTCGACTTCGGGCAACTCCCGAAACGAGATCAGAACCGGTACATCAACGAAGTGTTCAAAGCCTTCAACGATGCGCGAAAGGAAATGAAGTGCGGTTCCGAACGAAAATCCTGAACCACTTCTGCCGAGGGTGCGGAACCCTCCTGTCGGCAGATGAGAGACAGACCGGACTCTGCTCTTCCTGCTGGTTCGAAAAGGAGAAGAAGCAGTCCCTTGACGACAAGGACTGGCGGGAGGAACTGCTTCGAGAACTCGACGGATATCAGCCGATGGGACGGCCCGGCAAGAGACCGTAATTCAGAACGACAAGGAAACCGATGAGTATTTTTTTCATACAAGAAAAATCAGTTGACGGTTGGAAGCCCGCCTGTCATCGGAGTCTCATGCCTTCTTTCAAGAGCAAAAGACAAGCCATGTGCACCGTCCGAAGATATGTCGCGCAACACGACCGAACGAGGCCAAGCATGTTCCGGATTCTCAAGATGAAGGTCTGATATGACGGTGCTACGCATCGACAATGACGACGGATCATGCCGGCTGGAGATACCCGGGGCCAATCGCCGCTGGTCCCTGATCCTGTTGAGGGTTCCCAGCTTTAACGGGTTCAGCGCATACGTGACACCACAGGACGGAAAGCTCGACGAGAACACTCCGAAAACATCCGTGTCAGACATCAGCGACCTGATTTCCGTACGCGACTTCATCGATGAAACCATCGCACAACACAATCAAGGACCAATCAATGGCAGAAGAACAAACCCACTTTGAAATCATCGAATGCGAGAACCACATGCCCGTGGCGATCCGTCAATTCGATTCAGAGGAAGAGACCATGGAATACCTGAATATGCGCCTCAAATCAGAACAGCCATCCCATCCATCCGAACGCCATGAGGCACAGGAATCCGAGGGGACGACGGCACAGGGGCTGCATGAATTCTCAGAACAGCTCCGCATCCAATCCGTTTTGCGCATGCTGGAAATGAACGCAAGAGGAGAATTCAACGCCTTCGAACGCATCGAACTGTATGCCGCGCTCAACAATCAAAGAACAAGAAAAGCTCTTGGAATCACCGTCGAATCCTCTCCTCGCAAACAGAACCGCCAAAGGATTAACACGCAATGACATCAGGGAAAAAGCTCGATCGGGAAACCGTCAATTACCTTCGTGCGCTGCCTGAAATCGTGCGCAGAGTGCAAGGCGGACGAATCTACTACACGAACTCCTTCAGGGCGCAAGCGACGGCACGCTATGCCATGGGAGACCGGCCCGTCGACATCTTCCGCGACAACGGGATAGGGCCAGAAGTGATCGGGTACAAGCGCATCGAACGCTGTATCGCCCGGTGGAGAGAAAACCCGGACGAATTATCCGCAGTCGATAGTCGGACGGCACGTCTGGAGCGCATCGAGGAAGAAATCAAATACCTCGAGCAGCAGGCGAAGAAAATCCGACTGGCCGAGGACAAGGAGGCGAGCAAGCAATGAACGATCCGTTTAACCAGGAACTACCACACAAGGATGAAGCAGAACGCACCGTATTGGGTGCGATGCTCCAATCCCGTACCGCCATTGACGAGGCGCGTCAGAAAATCACGGAAAACGACTTCTACCAGCCGAACAACAAAACGATTTATCGTCTGATCTGCGACCTGTCCGATCAACATGGCGACGTTGACGCCACACTGCTTTGTACAACATTGACCGAGCGGAAAATGCTTGATCGTGTTGGCGGCCTGAACTACGTCGGCAAGCTCATCGATTATGCTCCAACCACGTCGAATGTCGGCATCTATGCCGACATGGTCAAAGACGCGGCGAAACGACGCGACATCATCGCCATCGGCACCCGCATAGCGCAAATGGGTCATGCGAACGACGCCGACACCGACAGTATCATCGGCAACGCCTTGGACGAGGCGTTCCATATCGGAGAAGACGATTCCAATACCGATTACAAGGACATCTATACGGTTTCCACCGACATGCTTGACCATCTCGACAAGATTCAGAAGGGGGAAATCACCGAAGGAGTCCACACCGGATTCAGGGACATCGATGACGTGACCCACGGTCTGCAACCAGGGCAGATGATCGTCGTCGCCGGACGCCCGGCCATGGGAAAGTCCACGTTGGGAATGGACTTCGCACGGAATGCGGCCATTCATGACGACCAATGCACAGTCGTCTTCAGCTTGGAAATGAGCCGTGAGGAAATCGCGCAACGCCTGTTCTCCGCCGAGACGAACATTCCGTTGAATGTTTTCCGCGACCCGTCTCAGATGACCGACGAACGATGGCGAACCGTAAACGGTTTTTGGCAGAAGCTCGAGGACAAGCCATTGTATATCGATGATTCCGCGAATCTTAAGGTCCCTGATATTCGAGCGAAATGCCGCAGGTTGAAGGAGACAAAAGACCTGAAACTCGTGGTCGTCGACTATCTGCAGCTCATGTCCAGCGGGCGCATGACCGAGAACCGTCAGCAGGAGGTAAGCGACTTCAGCCGCCAGTTCAAACTGTTGGCCAAAGAGCTGCAGGTGCCGGTCGTGATCCTCAGCCAGCTGAACCGCAACGTGGAAATGAGAGCCGACAAAGTGCCTCAGATGAGTGACCTACGCGAATCCGGCTCCATCGAACAGGATGCCGACGTGGTGTTCCTCGTACACCGTCCCGACGCCTATGACAAGGAAGACCGGCCCGGTGAGGCCGACATCATCATGGCCAAGCATCGCAACGGCCCGACCGAGACTTTCCACCTTGCTTTCCTTGGAAGCAACAGCAAGTTCAAGGACATGCCGCAGGGCTATACGACCGGAATCTGACCTACAGGAAAATAGAAGGAAACAGATCATGGGAGAGAAAATCACCGCCAAAGTGGAAACCATCACCCCGGAAATAGCGAAAACCATGCTCGGCGAAAACGTCAACAACCGGCGTATCAGCCGAGACAACGTCAACTTGTTCGCCCGTGAAATGCGCAACGGCGAATGGCGGTTCAACGGTGAGGCCATCAAATTCGGCAAAGACGGGCGACTGCTGGACGGCCAGCATCGTCTGCTCGCCGTCATCGCCGCCGACAAGCCGTTGACCACGCTCGTCATCCGAGGGTTGGAAGACGAAACCCAGCAGACCATGGACAGCGGAAAAACCCGCACCTTGGGCGACGTGCTCACCTTGCGCGGAGAAAAGAACTCCACGCAGCTCGCCTCACTGGCCCGCGCCGTGTATCTGGCCGACCAGCTGGGCATGGAGGCCGCCGCTCAGAACGATTTGAAACCCACGCGCGGTGAGATTATCTCGTTCATCGACCAGCCCCCGCAACTGGCGGACGCGCTCGCCGCATCACGCGCGTTCCGCAGCCAATCCGGGGACATGCTGACCAGCAGCATGTTCGCCTCGCTCTGGTGGACGTTCGCGCACATCGACACGGATGCGGCCAACAGGTTCTTCATGAGCCTCGCCAGCGGCGCGAACCTGCAAGCCGACGATCCGATCCTCATACTGCGAAACACGTTGATGGCTCAGCCTCACAAGGCCGGCCGTTCCACCCGCGACAACCGTGTACGCATCGCCGCATTGACCATCAAGGCGTGGAACAAGTGGCGTAAGGGCAAGCCTCTCCGCCAGTTGAAGTTCTCAGCCGGCGAATCGTTCCCTACGCCACGCTGACCGGTTATCCACAATCCACAACAACTGTCCACATAAAAAACAATCAAAAAAAGGAACCATCATGGCATACAACAAACGCTACCGTGTCACCCACACGTTCGCAGACGGAAGCCGGTTCATCGGCACCATCGGGATAAGGAACGCAACCCCGGATTTCCCTGAAAACATCGAGGGCCGTATGATCGTGGAATCGGTTAACGGACGATTCCAAGGCGTCTTCAAACTTGTCAACGGGACTGTCGGCCGCGTTTCTGGCGTAGTACTTCCACCTCAGCCAAAAAATTGGATCTTCGAGCCACAAGGTGCAGACAAGTATCTGCAAAACGAGATCGGGCCGAATGTCGAGCTGCCTCGCACCGAACTCGACATCGCATCCAACCGGGAACCCCAGTATGACAGTGTCCTCAGCGACGGGACTCCCGACGATGCGGAATTGTTGAGTCTCATCGCCTGACCGGAGCGAGAAAAAAATGGCACAGATACCATCCGGATTCACGTTCAACGACGACATCACCGAAGACGCAAGCGAAAGATTCCCGCCGCCCGCATTGGGCTCCACCAGCATCAACTGGAATGATGCCAGCAGCGTATACGACGCGATACAAAAGGTCAGCGAACAGTTCAAACAAGCGTTCGCCGACCTCATCGACCAGTCCGCAAAAGGCACTGACAATAGCGTGGAATCACGCCTGTTCTTCACCATCGCCGCCTACAGCGCCATGAACGACCTGCACGACATGACCGTCCCCATCTTCTCCAGCACGCTGATGAACCAGCATCCCGACTGGGTGCCGGTCATCAACGGATGCGAAAGCAACAAGGAACTGATGGAAGCCTGGCCGGACGTGAAAACTGTGCATGACGCGCAGATCCAAGCGAACAAAACCGGACGACCGGTACGAGTCCATTTGAAGGACGCCGACGTGGACGCGATCATCTCAGTACAACCGATAAAAGAGGAGGACTTCCATGCTGAACGAGCGGCCTGAAGGCAAAGACAAATTCGGATATGTGCTTATCGGATTGCTTGTTGCCTTCGTTATAATCCTGGTAACTTCGGCTGTCATCTGGAATCCAAATCATCCTGAGAAAGTCCAAGAAAACTTTGAAAAAATCGACACCCAGCAAGCAGAAGAGAAGAAGGGCTCCAAGAGAGGCCCCTACACCATCCAGTTGAAGGACAAAAAAGTAGTGGACTGCGTAGGTGGAACCTTATATACCTATAGCGGGATATCTGTTATGCCAACCTGCGATTGGGATCACCCAAGACAGCTGGCCCCTGATGAGAAAGCCAACAGGCAAGCCACATACGTGACGCTGGGAGATGGTGAACAGGTTCCTTGCGAGGGCCGCAACAGTTACATCACGTGCGGTTGGAATCTGAAAGGCAAGCAATGAGTTTTGTTGCGCTTGCCGTGCATGTGCTGCTGTTGATGCTCGTCTGCTGGATGGGAGCCGAAACACTGGCATCCGATGACCGGCTGGCACGCCAAGTGTTCGGCAAGCTCAGCGTATTGTTCGGCATGTATGCGCTGATGTGTTCGATTATTGACGTATCCAATTTGGTTCGCGGGTATGCACCGTTGATCAGCCTGCCAGCCAGCGGCATCATGTCGTGTGGTGCGGTTTTGTACGCGATTCGATATATCGGCGGATACGGAAGGAACTAGCCAGATGTCAATGACCTACGAGGAGCTGGAGCTGAACGGCTGTTACGCGACGCTCTGCGAAGCATTGCGCGCCTGGTATCGAATCCAACATGACCATACGCGCGAGACTGCGGCGAAAACATTGAAAGACGTATACGGTTACGAATTCCATCTGAACGGCGGAGGCTGCTCATGGCGGCTCCCGGAAACAGATCACGAATGGGCCACCAACGGTATGCGCGCACTCGGCCTACCGGCAGACAAGTTTGAGGAGAATGCTCTGGTACTCGCCCGACTGCTCGACGGGCAAGCGAAGGACTATGAGATGGTGTCCGGTCTCACTGTGGACAATATGAACCCCGTATACGGTTCCGACATCGAACGATTCGGAGTAGTCGAACAATTCCACAACGCATTCCGACGCATCACCACAAACTGGGACAGTGTTCTGAACCGCAAAGTCATGGACTCGAATCTGGAACGGTTACTGCCTATGGCCGCGCATGCTGTGCGGATTGAACGCGAAGGCGGGAAACCTGACTTGCAGCCCATGCTTGACCTGTGCAAGAAAAGAACGGCAAACAATGAGAGCTGACAGCAGTCTTCTGATCCAGGCCATGCGCGAAGGTGCCGACTGTGAGCACCTATTTCTGGCTGATGTCGGCGAACAAATCGGTTGGAGGGGGGGCAAGACGAAGAATGTTTTCTCCGGTCGGACCAGACTATCCGGCGACGACGTGCTGAACATTCTCGGCAACCCGAACATACCAATCCCGGACTTCAGACGGTATCGCGTGTTCCTGCGGATTAGACAGGCATTGCTCGCTCCGGCGGAAGGCTACGAGTGA